TCTATTCCTGGAATTTTAGATGTTGCAGAAGTTAGAGAAACGGTTGTAAGTAATTCATTTTCTACCAATGTAATGACAGCAAATTATAATGATGGAGCAATACATTATGCTACAGTTGCACCAACTGCCAACTTTACAATAAGTTTAACAAATGTTCCAACAACTACTTCTAAATCTATTACTATGTCATTTTTAATTACACAAGGTTCAACTGGATATATACCAACAACCATAAATCTAAATGGATCATCTCAAACAATTAGATGGGTTGGCGGATCAGCACCAACACCAACAAGTTCTGCTGGAAAAATTGATATATTTAACTTTACATTAATATTGGCAGCATCAAATGTCTTAATTGCAAGTGCTAATTTAAATATCTAGGAGATTGTATGCCATTTTTAAATAGTGTTAGCGGAACTCTTGGAGTTCTTGGTACAAGAAAAAATAGTAGTCGTCCACCACTTAGTGTTCAGTATCTTATAGCTGCTGGAGGTGGCGGTGGAGGACACGGAGGAAGCAGTCCACAGTTCGCAGGTGGTGGTGCTGGAGGCTTGCTTCAAGGATCTACTTCTTTAGCTACAAGCTCTTATGCAATTACTATTGGTGCAGGAGGACCATCGGGTTCTACATCAAATAGATTTGATGGTCCTTGGGCAATAGGTGGAAATGGAAATAATACAACAGGTATTGGACTAACAACTATTGCTGGCGGAGGTGCTGGTGGTGGTGCTGGATCTTCAGGATCTTCAGGTGGTTCTGGTGGAGGACAAGGAGGTACTGGTGGTGGTGGAACTGCTCCAAATAACGCACCAGGAACTGCTGGTCAAGGTAATCAAGGTGGGGCAAGATCTGCAGGAAATGATGATGCAGCAGGTGGTGGTGGTGGAGCAGGAACAGCTGGATCTAATGGAGTGAGTGGAGTTGCTGGTAATGGTGGTAACGGAATTTTAAGTTCTATTTCTGGCACAAGCTTAGGATATGCAGGAGGAGGAGGAAGGCTAGATAACGGATATCGTTCTGGTTTTCCAGCATCTCCAAATGCAACAGCTAACTCAGGTTCTGGTGGTGGTGGGGCTAATGGTAATGGAGGTTCAGGAATTATAATCTTAAAATATCCAGATGCTTACACAGTAACTACTTCTGGATTAACAGCAACAACTGCATCACCTTCTGGTGGATTTAAAGTTACCAGTATTACTGCTGGCACAGGAACAGTAACATTCTCATAATAACCTTATTAACATAATACATATAATGATATAATTAAGATACTATGGCTACAATTTTTCCACTATCCGCTTCTGTTGGACAACAATTTCAAGATTATGCTTTTGATGGAGAGTCTTGGAATATTATTGGTGAGAATTGGAAGCCTTTTACTTATTCAGCAACAGAGCCAGACTATCACGAGCCAGGATTTATTTGGGTAGATTCAAACGAGGTAATTGAAGAAATAACTTATGCAACAGCCTCTGGATATCAAATACTAACAAATAAAGTAATGGATGGAGATAATAACTATTTTTCAAATATCCCAGAATCTGCTACTCTTCCTTCTCAAAATGGAAATGGTGGAAAATATTTAACTACTTCTGGATCTGTAAGTAGTTGGGGAACTTTAGATTTAAGTCTTTATCTTACGCAATCATCAGCATCTACTCAATATGAAAAATTAATTCCATATTCCTCTTCTACTCCATCAACTCCAGCAACTGGAGACTTATGGGTAGATTCTTCAACAAGTCCACCAGCTTTAAAAACATATAACGGATCTTCCTGGGTTCAATTAGGTTCTGCAGTAGATGATCCACAAGCAATAATTGCTTCATCTATGTTTATGGGATAAAATAAAAATGAGGTATAATATATAATATGGCTACATATACAAAAGAATTTTTATCAGTAAGTACAAATGGTGCTCCAATAAAAGTTGTAGCAACATCATCTACTGGAACAACAATTCACTCAACTACCACATCTGCTTCAACAATAGATGAGATTTGGTTGTATGCTTATAACTCAGCCTCAACATCTTCAATATTAACAGTTCAACACGCTGGAACATCTTCACCAGATAACGATATAAAAGTATCAATTCCTTCACAATCTGGACTAGTGTTAGTACTTCCTGGACTATTGCTAAAAGGAACTGGTTCAGCATCAACAACAGTATATGCATATGCATCATCTGCAAACGTTATAACTTTGTCAGGTTATGTAAATAGGATTACCTAATGTTTAGAAATAGAACTTTTGTAGGAAGTAAAGTTTCTAATTGGCATGGGTCTACAAAAATAATTAGAGAGTCCATACCATTTGGGACAATTGATAATCCAGCACCAAGTGCATTGTTTTTAAAAAATACTGAAGGTGTAGTAGATGATGGAGCATACTACATACAACTACCATCTGGAGACTCAACAAAGCATCAAGTCTGGTGCGATATGAATACTCTTGGTGGTGGATGGTTGTTAGCATTTTGTGTTACAAATTTTACTGGAGATATAACTACCTGGCTTGAGGGAGATTATGGTACTGGAACAAACTGGTTTACTGCAGCATCAGGTAATAATTTAAATATATCTGTAGCAAACTCTTTATCTAATAAAGCTAATTTTAGGCTTCCTGCATTTACATCATACTCATTTCAAGATATGATGATTAGAGAAAATTTTAATGGATCTATTAGATATAAAGGATATAGGTTAAGTAGTCAAGATACATTTTTAAATAGATTTGCAAGAGCAAACAATACTTCATACGTTAGTGATGTTTCTTCAATTATAGGAGCTTCTGGAGATTCAATGACAAATGGTAGCTCTTCCTTTAGTTCAAACACTCTTATGTTTAACTATAGCTTAATTAATGATGGTGCAAGAATTGCTTCAACGCCAATATCTCAAGAGTCAACTGGTGGTATTGCTGCAAGAGTTGATAATACCATAGCATATACCTGGAGAGGTAATTTAGCAAGAGATGATTCTGCAAGAATTTATAGCAATGATGGAACTACTACAGATCACACAGCTTGGATATTTGTTAGATAGTTAAATATTACTAATTAAATAACTTTTACTAATACAATATAACTAAGATGATATAATTAAATATAAAAAAGGAGGCTGATTAAATTATGCCAAATGCTAAAAAAGCATATATAAGTGATGGAATAAATTGGCTTCCCCTAGTTTCTGGTACTCCAGATTTAACTGGATATGCAACTACTGAATATGTAGATGAATTCACTCCTAGCATTTCAATATCTTCTAATCCCCCAGCTTCTCCTGGAGAAGGACAACTATGGTTTGATACAGATACAAATGAATTATTTATGTATGATTCTGTATATTGGGTAGAAATATCTGGAGCCCCAACAGATTATTCTGAATATCTTACAGCATCTTCTGCCTCGACAATTTATGCAACACAAACAGATTTAGATAATATAGATGCACTACCATCCCAAACAGGAAATGATGGAAAATATCTAACTACAAGTGGATCAGTAGCATCTTGGGGAATTCTAGACCTATCTTTATATGCAACATCTGCTTCTATACCTGGTATAATAGAACAAAATACAGTACATCCGTTTTTATTGATGGGAGGATAAAATGGCATTAACATATAAAGTACTTGCACAAAGTGCACCTGCTGCTACAACAGCTACAGACATCTACACGGTAGGCTCTGGCAAACAAGCAGTAGTTTCAACCATGACTGTAGCCAATCGTGCTGCTACTTCTGCATCTTATCGTATTGCTATTCGTCCATTAGGTGCAACATTAGCAAATCAGCACTATATTGCTTACGATGTTACCCTTCTCGCTAATGACACAACCGCTCTTACCCTTGGCATTACTCTTTCTGCTACTGATGTGGTAACTATTTATGCTTCAAGTGCAAGTACATCGTTTGGAATATTTGGTGCGGAGATTTCTTAATGGCTGTTAAGTTTTTTAATAAGTCAAGCATTAGTCAGGGAATGCCAAAGGTCAGCAGGGCTTTTGATTCATCTCCAGGAGTGGCTTACGAAATTGATTATTTATTAGTTGCTGGTGGTGGTAGTTCTGTTGGCAATGGTGCTGCTAGTGGTGCTGGTGGTTTACTGCAGGGTGTGCAAACAGTAAATGCACGAAACAGTTATGCCTTTGTTGTTGGTGCTGCTGGAGTTGGCAGTTCTAACGGTAGTAACACAACTGGTTTTACTTTAACCGCTATTGGTGGTGGAACTGGTGGTACTACTGGTGGCTCTGGTGGTTCTGGAAACCATGGTAGTGCAGTTGGTCAAGGTACTGCTGGACAAGGTTATGCAGGTGGAACTGGTGGTTTCCAAGCAGCGGTTAGTGGTGCTTCAGGTGGTGGCGGTGGTTCTGCTGGTGTAGGCACAAGCACAAACCAGTTTAGTGGTGGTGCAGGTGGACCAGGAACTAACTGGAAATCACTAGGAGTTACTTATGCCATTGGTGGTACAGGTGGTTCAAACAATGGTGGCGGTTCTACAGCATCAGGATATGGTCATGGTGGTGGTTCCCAACAGTCTGGTACAGGTGGCATTGTTATAGTACGTTACTCAGGTACACAACGAGGAACAGGTGGAACTGTATCTTCTGGTGGCGGATTTACTTATCATACATTTACAACAAACGGAACTTTTGTAGCATAATAGCAAACTTTTAGACATTCTAAAACAAATCTGATATAATATATTTATGGCACATTATGCATTTTTAGATGAAAACAACATTGTAACTGAAGTTATTGTTGGCATTGATGAAACAGAATTAATTGAAGAATTATCCCCAGAAATCTGGTATGGTAATTTTAGAAATCAAACTTGTATTCGTACCTCATATAATGGAAATACTAGAAAGAACTATGCTGGTATAGGGTATTCATATGATTTAGATCTTGATGCTTTTATTCCACCAAAACCATTTAATTCCTGGATATTAGATGAAACTGTTTGCCAATGGCAATCTCCAGTCCCTTATCCAAGTGAAGTTCCAGAGGGATCATATTATGTTTGGAATGAAGATTTAATAGATTGGGAATTAATGACTCCTGAAGAAACAGCTTCCTAATATCAATCCTATCTATTAAATATAATATTAAACAAAATTAAAATGGTATAATTATAATATTATGGCTACTTTATTTCCTCTTGATCCAGAAATTAATGATTTATATCAAGGATATTATTGGGATGGAAATGTTTGGAAAAGATCAGGAGAAGATGCAGGTTTTGGATATCTTGAAGAAGCCGTACTACAGACTACATATTTAAGTCAACTGTCTGCCTCTACAAACTATTTAACACAAGCATCTGCTTCAACAACTTACTTAACTAGGTCCTCTGCTTCTACAACCTATCTTACACAGACATCTGCTTCTGCTCAGTATGAAAAATTAATTCCATATACATCTGCATCCCCAACTGGTGTTGCTACTGGAGATATGTGGATTGATTCATCTGGAACATCACCATTATTAAAAACATATAGTGGATCTGGTTGGGTACAGTTAGGAAGTTCAGATGATGTATTTATGAGATTAAATTTAAAAACAATAAATACAAATTATACACTTCCTTCAGGGTATAATGGAGTTACCGCAGGACCAATTACAATTGCTGATGGAGTAACTGTTACAATTCCTGACGGATCTGCTTGGAGCGTTGTATAATGAGTACATTAAAAGTTGGTACAATTCAAGACCTTTCTGGCTCAAAAACTATGTCAACAGCACAGACTGACCTGCTTGGAGTAGGTGCATTACAAATTGTTCAGGTAACAAGTACAGATATTATAAACTATACTGGATTAACAACATTAATGTCAACATCATTTACTCCAATAAATGCTTCATCAAAAATTGTAATATCTACAAATATAAGTTGTACAAATACAGGAACAAATGACTGGCATCTGTGGACAGCATATTTTAAAGTTGGGGATGACTTTGTATACACTAGGTATATTGGTCAGCATTATCATCAAGCATATTCTCCAGTAGATTTAACATATGTTCATAATAGTTGGGGAACTACAGCAAAAACAATATCTATTCAGGCATCCCCCCACGCATCATATAGTCATCAGTTTAACAGAAAAGTTTGGGATCCAGCTAATGGTGCAGTAAGCAATACATCAACCCTTAGAATTATGGAGATAAAAACATTATGAGCGAATTAAGTGTTGGTCAATTAAAAGGCTTAACAGTAAATAGTAATACTATTACAATACCTGCTGGACATAAATTATATGCTCCAGGAAGTGTTGTTCAAGTACAAAAAGTAAGAACTGAAGCAAGGACAACATACTCATCTGCTACTTCAGGTAACGGAACAACTGTGACAGATTTAAACTTAACAATTACTCCAAAATTTTCAAATAGTCTTTTAATGATGCAATGGATGATAAATGGAGAATTTCATCACGACAATGTATTTTTAATTCACAAAGGCGGTTCGCTAATAACAACATCTGGAGAAACTGGGTATAACTCTATTGCTGGAAATTCAAGATGGTCTGGCTTTATGCAATCAACCTATGATACAGATCAGAATAGTACTCCACAAAATAGATTTATGCAATATTTTTGTAATTCAGGAAGCACGGCTGAAGCAACATTTGCACCAGCAGTAAGAAGTGCTGGAGGAACAGCATATACATTTTATTTAAATAGGGCACAAGGTAGTGCTGGACAAGATGATTATGAAGTTTCAGTTTCAACAGGAGTTATTTGGGAGATTGCACAATGAGAGGTATAATAATATAATGGCTTCAACACTAAGATTTGATACATGGGAAAGTACGGCTGGTAGTCCATTTAATCCAGTAGTACAAGTAAAAACAGTAAGATTAACTTCGAGTGCAATAATGTCTTCACCAACATCTTGGACAACTGTAACAGATGGAACTACACCAATGTCAATTACTTTTGTACCAAAACTATCAAATTCTTTAATATTAGTTCAATGGCAATTGCAGGGCGTACAAAACAATGCAGACTTGGTTGCATGGTGTGCACCATTTAAAGATTCAAACAGTATGTATACTGGAGAATCTACTGGAATGGTCAGTACATTTAATATTGGAGATGCCTGGAAGCAAACATATGGAACCTCAGGCGACAATAATCTATTAAATACCTTTTCAGGTCATTGGACAGAGACAAATTCTTCTGCATCTTCTAGACTATATTCTCTTAGAGTTAAAACAAGATCTGGAAACTTTTTTATTAATAGATCACAAGATAATAATGCTTCTCAAAACTATTCAACTCAGGGAAGAAGTATTTTAACAGTTACTGAGATTGCACAATGATGTATAATATAAATAGGAGAAGTTATGATTTTTAATAGAATTTTTGGATTACCAGATGCTTTGACATCTTTAGCACCAGGTGCAGAATGGGTACTTAGTGGAGATGATTATGAAAGTCTTGAATGGAGAAGTACAGACACTGAAAAGCCTTCTGAAGAAACTTTGTTGGCAGAGGTAGCAAGACTTCAAGCAGAACACGATGCACTATCTTATCAAAGATCAAGATCTGTTGAATACCCTGATTTTAAAGATTATTTAGATGGTATTGTTAAAAATGATCAAGAACAAATTGATGCATACATTGCTGCTTGTTTAGCGGTAAAAGCAAAATATCCAAAGCCTTAATTAAATATTACTACTTGCAGACTTTTCATTAATAGTATCTAATTCATTAACAATTTTGTAAGCCCATTGAGTAATTGCATATTCATATTTGTGATAATGATGACCACAAAACATTAATTCCCCCGAAACTCCAGTAGCAAGTACAAATGCTTGAGCACCACATTTATCACAACGATCTGCAATCTTTAATACTTTCTTAACTTCTTCTTTAGTTTCGGGCATTTATTAATCTCCTTATGTTATTTATATGTTATAATTGTCATTAAGTCTTACTTTGGAGTATACCATAAAATCGTGAATAATTCAATATCTATGTTTGTCGAAAACTGGCAAATGTTCTTATCTCTTACCGCCATTCTAGGCGTTGGTTATGCAACCGTAAGAAAATTTGAAAGAATTCTTGGTAAAGATGAAAAGGGTAGAACTATAGCAGATCGTCTAGACCGTGTAGAGCATCAAATATTTCCAAATGGTGGATCAAGTATTCCAGACAAGGTAAAATGCTTAGCTGATAATCAATCAGAAATTAAAGCAGATATTAAGCAATTAACTGGGGAAGTAAAAGTAATTCACGATGTTCTGGTAGCTTATATCGCAGATAAGAAATAAAATAGTTTGGTATAATAAGAAAGTAAGAAAATTTAAATAGGAGTGCCCAACATGACCCCAGGGCTTGTAAACTTTGTTTGTCCTCAAGGTAGTACCTTTAGAAGGACTCTAACATACACCCTGGATGAAGTTCCAGTAAATTTAACTGGCTACTCCTCAAGACTTCAGGTAAGAGAAGCTTATTATTCAACAGATCCAGTAGTTTCTCTAGTTTCTGGTAGCGGAATTACTCTGGGTGGATCAGCTGGAACTATTGATATATTAATTTCAGCAAGTGTAACTTCTGGATTTCCTACTGGAACACATGTATATGACCTTGAAATAATTAGTCCATCTAACATTGTTGATAGACTGGTAGAAGGTACATTTAATGTAACTCCAGAGGTAACTAGATAATGCCTGAAGTAAAAGTAGAACTTAGTCAAATAAATAATAATGTTTCTATAAATGAAACAAATGTAGATGTTAATTTAACAGAACAAATAGTTAATGTAGATCTAGGAACTTCTGGTCCACAAGGACCTAGAGGAACTGGACTTCTTAATGGTGTTGGTGCACCATCTTCATCCCTTGGAATAAATGGAGATTTTTTCTTAAATACAATAAATATGAATTTGTATGGTCCAAAAACAGAATCTGGATGGGGAACTCCAACAGATTTAGTAGGAAGTCAAGAGCTTGGGTATGTTCATATTCAAGAAGTTGCTTCTGCAAGCTGGAGCATAACACACGGATTGGGATTTACTCCCAATATTACAGTAGTTGATACAGCAGGAACAGTTGTTGAGGGGTCATATAACTATCCAAATTCAAATACTGTAGTTCTAACCTTTGTCGGAGCATTTTCGGGAAGGGCGTATTTATCGTAATGAAGGAGGTGAATATATATGTCTAGAAAATTTTTAACAAATATTGATTTAAATAGTAATGAATTGCGTAATGGTGTTATTCATAATTTGGCTACAGATCCAGGTACTGGAGTTGCTGGTCAGGTTTATTTTAACACTGTTGACAACACACTAAAAGTATATACTGGATCAGCATGGGAAGCCGTTGGGTCTACCGAATTCATTGGTGATGCAGTAAATGACTTACTTGATGCAGGTTATGGTGTTGATTTAACATATAACGATGGTGCTAATAGCTTAACTGTTTCTAACACAGGTGTTGTAAGTCTTGCTGGAACAGCTAATGAAGTTATTGCAAGTGCTTCTTCAGGATCTGTTACATTAAGCCTTCCAGATAACATTCACGTTAATGTAACTGGTGATTTAACTGGTAATGCAGATACTGCAACATCTCTTGAAACTACTAGAACAATCAGTCTAGGAGGAAGCCTAAGTGGAAGCGTAAGCTTTGACGGAACTTCTGACGTGACTATTACAGCAGATATTGTAGCAGATTCAGTCGCTCTTGGTACAGATACAACTGGTGACTATGTAGCAGGTGCAAGTGCATCTGGTGCAGGTATCAGTGTAACTGGTTCAGGTGGTGAAGGTTCAACTCTTACAATTCAAAATACTGGTGTTACATCTCTTTTAGAAACACCTAATCAGATAACAGTTTCAGCATCTGCTGGAGCAGTTACGATTGGTCTTCCAGATGATGTAACTATTGATGGAAATCTTATAGTAGGTGGAAATCTAACTGTAAGTGGTAGTGTAACAACGCTAAATACAGAAACTTTGCTAGTTGAGGATAACTTAGTTACCCTTAATAGTAATGTTACTGGAACACCTGCAGTAAATGCTGGTATTGAGATTGAGCGTGGAGATTCAACCAATGCAGAACTTATTTGGGATGAAAGTGCTGACGTTTGGAAGGCTGGTCTATCGGGTAGTGTAACAACTATTTCTTTACAAGGTCATACACACGTTGCAAGTGATGTTACTGATTTTGATACTGCAGTAGATGCTGAAATTGATGATTACCTAACTGGTAGCGATTCAATTTCAATTATCTCAGGATCAATTGATGCAACTCTTGCCGCTTCTGCATCTTACCTTACAAAGGTAGGAGGTCTAGCAGTAGACAAGGCTAATTTAGAAACAGCACTTGTAGCTGATGGGTTCCCAAGAAAGTATGCAACTGGAAATACCTCATTAACATCAACTGGTGGAGTATGCACTTGGACAGTTACACATAACCTTGCAACCAAGGATGTGACAGTTCAAGTATATGAAGTTGCTGCTGATTATTCGCAGGTAGAAGTAGATGTACAACATACATCAACATCTGCTGTAACAATTAAAATCAATAGTGCTTCAACAATTTCTGCTGACACTTATCGTGTTGTAGTAATTGGCTAAAGTATAATATAATGTGGGGGGCTGGAATAAACCCCAGCCCCTCATTTTTAGAAGGAAAAAATGGCAAAGAAATTTTTAAGTACTTTAAAGATAGTTAATCTACCTTCAGATCCTACAGTTGGATCCGAGGGAGAACTATACTTTAATACTTCAGCATCCGTTGCAAAGATTTACCAAGCAGGAGCTTGGTCAGTCCTTGGTGCAGGTGGTGGCGGTGGTGGTACTACCACTGTTAGTACAACAGAACCAGAATCTTCAGAAATCGGGGATTCTTGGTATAAAAATGATACTGGTGAATTTTATATTTATGATGGAACTTATTGGGTAGAAGTAAATGGAGTAATTGAAGGTCTTTCACAAGAACAAGTTCAAGATTATGTTGCCCCTTTATTTACAAGTGCTAGTACTACAAATATTACAGCAGTTTATGACGATATAAATAATGTTATTAATTTAAGTACTAGTGGATCTTTAGTATCTATTGATTCTATTTCATCCCCAGATTTTATTCAATTTGATACAACTGCAAATATTACTCCAGTAACTGGATTACTTGGATGGGACAGTGTTGAAGGTACATTAAATCTTGGACTATCATCCACAAAACATATACACCTTGGAGAAGAGTCAGTATACAGAGTAAGAAATTCAACTGGTTCTACAATATCAAAAGGAACTGCCCTGTATGCATCTGGAGTTGAATCAAGTGGAAGAATACAAGTAACTCCATATGTAGCAGATGGATCTGTAAGAGAAGTAAGATTTATGGGTCTTGCAACAGAAAGTATTAATAATGGAGTTAATGGATTTGTTCAACACTTTGGATATGTATCAAATTTAGATACAAGAGGAACTTCTTCAACTGCAATAAGCGTTGGAGATGAAACCTGGGCTGCTGGAGATATCTTATACGTTCATCCAACTGTTCCAGGAAAATTAACAAACATAAAACCAACACATGCTATTGTAGTTGCAATTATTATAATTCGTCATCAGACAACTGGTATTTTATTTGTAAGACCATCAAGTGGGGGTCATTTAGAAGATATTCACGACATTTTAATTTCTGCATCTGTTCAAAATAATGAACTATTAGCATATGATTTATCAACTAATTTATGGATTAATCAAACGGCAGCAGAAGCAGGTCTTTCAGAATCTTCTCATAATCATTCTTTAGATAGTCTTTCAAATGTTGAAATAAATTCATTAAGTAATTTACAATCTTTAGTTTGGAACTCAGCATCAGGTGCTTGGGTAAATCAATTAATTTCGGGTGGTGAAGGTGGTGGTGGTGCTACAACTACTGTTTCTGAAACTGCTCCAGCAGCACCAGTTTTGGGAGATACTTGGTACAAGCAATCTACTGGATCATTTCTTATTTACGATGGAACATATTGGATTGAAGTAAATGGAATTATTGACGGGTTAACTGAAGATCAAGTACAAGACTATGCATCTACATTATTCACACATAGTAATCATTCAAATATTACAGCTACTTATGATGATACAAATGGTGAAATTATTTTAACTTCAAGTGCAGCCCAAGATTTAACTCCTTATTTAACTCAATCTTCTGCTTCTTCTATATATTTAACCCAAATAAATGCTTCAACAATATATGCAACACAAGTAGACTTAGATAACATAGATGCATTACCATCTCAAGCTGGAAATGCTGGAAATTATCTAACTACAGATGGTTCAGTAGCCTCGTGGGGAACTTTAGATCTTTCCCTGTATCTTACACAGTCTTCAGCATCTACAACGTATGCAACAACTGCAGCTTTAGATAGTATAAACGGAGAATCTGATCAGTTTATTTTGCCAGGGCAGATTTTTGGATAAGGTATAATATAATTATGGCGACTTATTCTAAAGTACTTCTTTCAGGTTCAACACAAGGTAAAGCAATTAAAGTTGCTGCTACTGCCTCAGCTGGAACAACTATTCACGCTACTGGAACATCAGCAACAATAGAAGATGAAATTTGGTTATATGCATATAATTCTTCATCAGTTACAGTAGCACTAACAATTCAATTTGGTGGAACAACAGCGGTTGATAATGATATTAAATTATCTATTCCTGCAACATCTGGTTTAACTTTAGTTGTTCCTGGTTTAATTTTAACTGGCACTGGTAGTGCTGCCAATACAGTTGCTGCCTATGCTGCTACCACTAACGTAATTACGATTTCAGGTTATGTAAATAGGATTGCGTAATGGCTAATCCTTTACACCGATCAGTTTCATCAAGCCAAGTAAGTAGCTGGTTTGGTCAAGGTGATGGAAATTTAAATAATCCATCTCGCAATTTTAGTGGACTTTTAAATAACAGTCATATCTTAGCTACTGTAGGAAATATTACACCAGCAGAACCATTTTTAGATACATCTTTAAATAATGGAATTTACTATAGGGTTTATACCTGGCATGGAAGTGGATCTTTTACACTTTCAAAAGGTGGTCTACTTGATGTATTGTTAATTGCTGGTGGTGGAGGTGGAGCCACTACTCAAGGTGGTGGTGGTGGTGCTGGTGGGCACGTCTACCGAACTAATTTTTATTTGCCAGCAGGTACGCACACTGTAACCATTGGTGGTGGTAGTGGTGGCGGAAATAGCTATACTAATTATGGAGGAGATACATATATTTCTGCACCTGGTACTGTTGGATACTTAGTTGCAGTTGGCGGTGGAGGAGGCGGTTTTTCTGCTATGGGTGGTTATCATGGAGGGTCTTCTGGTGGATCTAGCCACGAAACACAGATTTTAATTAAAGCTGTATCTGGTCAAGGTAATACTGGTGACTATCCAAACGGATATAATAGAGGCGGTGGTGGCGGTGGTGCTGGTGCGGCTGCTGCTGGTGGTGCTGGTGCTGGTGGTGCTGGACTTGCTACTTTTATAACTGGTAGTTCAGTTTCTCTTGCTGGCGGTGGCGGTGGAAATGGTGCAGGTTCTTTAGATTATGGCAGAGGCACAAGTGGTGGCGGAAGTGGATCTAGTGATTGGTTTGGAGTAGTTTCAACTGCTGGTACTGCAAATACTGGCGGTGGCGGTGGTGGCGGTACTAATAGTCGTCCTGGCAGTGCTGGCGGTTCAGGAATAGCAAGAATAAGGGTGTTAGCATAATGGCTCATTTTGCAAGAATAGAAGATAATATAGTTCAACAAGTAATTGTTGTAGATAACAATACACTTGGTAATTTAGAATTTCCAGATAGCGAAATAGTAGGTCAAGAATTTATTGCATCCCTTGGATTAGATGGAGTTTGGAAACAAACTAGTTACAATGGAAGCTTTCGTTTTAACTATGCAAGTCCAGGATATAATTATGATGAAATAAGAGATGCCTTTATTCCTTCAAAACTATTTGAATCTTGGTTATTAAATGAAGATACTTGTCAATGGTATCCTCCAAGTCCAATGCCAGAAGTTGAAGATATTTCTAATGGAGACTATTATGTATGGAATGAAAACTTACTAGTTTGGGAATTAAGACATTCTTCAATATAAAAGAAATCTGGTATAATAATTTAAGGTGATTGATAATGGCATTTCCAGGAACATATAATTTTAACTACTATGCAGGTGATACTTTTGAGTTTTTTGTTTACCCCAAAAATTCAACTGGTGAAGTGTTTGATAACCTTTCTAGCTACAGTGCATTATTTGTAGTTGGTGAGTCTAGAGGTGCATCTGCATCTGTTATAAACTCTATTACTGCTTCAACAGACGCTTCAGCAACTGTTCTAGGTGGAGACCATGTTTCCTGCACTATCAAACCAGCTGGCGGTAGGAAGTTAATAAATCCATCATACTTATATGATTTGCAAATTCAAAATAATACCAGTGGAAAAATATTTACACTTTTGACTGGAACAATAAGTGTTACACAAGATGTGGCGGTAACGTAGCATGGCAATAGATACTATTATTTCTAGTGATGAATTAGTTGTAGTTGGACCACCTGCCTCAGTATCTGTAAGTGTTGATGTTGGTCCACAAGGAGAAAGAGGATCTCAATTCTATTATGGATTTGGTCTTCCTACAGCAGCAGCAAATGTAGCAACTCTTGTAGATGCAAAAGTTAGCGACTTGTATATAAATAATGAACTCGGTGGAAATTATGGAACGGTCTATAAATTAAATACAATTCCTGGTGGTACTGCTTGGCAAGGAATATTAAAATTTCAACCATTATCGCATAGTGTTAAAAAGCCAGTTGATTTTACAGCTGGAAGTGGATCGGTATTTATTCCATTAACAGGAAGTGTTGGATTTTATCCAAATGCTCCAGAAGATTTAGATTCAGATACAATTCTTGTTCAAGCAACTGCAGAATTAAATAATCCAGCTTTTATATCTATTTCAAATAAAAGCATTCAAACAATTTCAGGTGTAAAAACCTTTGTTGCAGAATTAAAAAGTGCACAACTATCTTCAGGATCTGTATCTTTAATATCAGCATCTGCAGTTCCCATAAATTTCTATATAACTGCTGGAGCGGGTGCTTAAAATGCCACAACCAATTAGTGAAACAAAAGGTCTTTTATTTACTCCAGCTTTTGATACATATGTTCCAGCTCTAGGAGAGAGTGCAAATATTCAAGATGCATTAGAACTATTTTATTATGGAAATTCTACAAATGGAAATACAATTGATGGAACTGATAGCATTTATGCAAACCTTGTAGATTTTGATAATAGAATTAATGCAATTGATACTTCTACTCATGTTCTTGCAACTGCTGCTCATGGTGCTACTGGTGCTGTTGTTGGAACAACTAATGAACAAATTCTTACTAATAAAACATTGACTACACCAAAAATTAATGAAGATGTCACTCTTACTGCTACATCAACAGAATTAAATGTTCTTGATGGTATTACTGCATCTACTGCTGAGCTTAACTATGTTGATGGTGTGACTTCTGCAATTCAAACACAAATTAATTTAAAACCAACTCTTAGATATGAAGGAACTATTTTAAATAGAAATATTTTTGTTCAAGCAGCACAACCTACAGCAGTAAATATTGGCGATATCTGGATTGATTTTTAGGACCTATTATGGCAATAGTCTGGGGTTCTTGGAGATATGGTGGAAGTGGATCTAGTGCAAATGGAATGCGTGTTGGCTTAGACATATCCTGGTCAGGTGTGGATTCTAGTTCAACCAGTACAACTGCAACAATTGATGTATGGACCGATAACCAATATACACATAACAATAATCAAAGGTTAACCTATGGCGGATCAATATCTGGAACTACAAACTATAATAATACTCAGGGCTCAACTGCAACTAAACGTGCAACTAAAAGTTATACACATACCTATGGAGCAAATCCAGCATCATTTACTTTTACAGCATCACTTTCTTTACACTATCTTGGAATAACTCCATCTGTTAGCGTTTCAATCCCAACTCCAACTAGACCATCTCCTCCACCCCCACCTCCTCCACCTCCACCTCCAACTCCTCCACCTCCAACTCCTCCACCTCCAACTCCTCCACCTCCAACTCCTCCAACAGTAACTGTTCCATCTGCACCTCAGTCATTTGCTGCAAATACTTCAACAGTTGGACAAATTGGTCTATCTTGGGCAGCACCAGCTAGTAATGGTGGGGCTACTGTAACTAGTTATGCACTTAGAAATGGTACAACACTGCTTCAAAATACTGCAGCAACATCTTACACGCATACTGGGCTATCTCCATATGCAGATTACTCCTATACAGTTACTGCTGTTAATTCAGCTGGAGAAGGAACTGCTGCATCTTTAACTGCCAAAACTATTGGTGGAATTTTTAAAGTATGGAATGGATCTGCCTGGGTAGTGGCTTTTCCTAAAGTTTGGAATGGTACATCTTGGGTAGACTCTCAAGCAAGAGTTTGGAATGGATCTCAATGGAGCTATGGAATTTAAATATTTGACAATTTTATAACTTTAAGATATACTTTAAACAAGTACTATAGACAGGAGAAATAAAATGGTACTCAAGTTAACAAAATCACAAAAAGAAATGTTGCAATCTTATGGTCGCTCATTTTTAGGTGCAGCACTTGCACTATACATGGCAGGTAATACAGATCCATATACATACCTATATGCTCTAGTTGCTGCATTTGCACCAGTTGCTATTAGATTCTTTAATAAGAATGATATTGCTTTTGGAAAAATTTCTGGCAACTCAACCTCAGAAGAAGTTGCTGCAGAAGTTATAAAATCAGTTAAAAAAGTTACAAAGAAGTAACAACCTATGCCAACTCCGACAATTGCTTTTTTAACCTATGACTGGTCATTTGGCGTAAAGCCACTACAACCAAACGGATGTGGTTGGTATAGAGCATACCTTCCAATGAAGCAATTGAAGGAGCATGGCTGGGAAAGTGGAATTGGATTGCCAGGATTTAGCGAAGAACATGCTTTTGGTATTTTAATCCCAGATGAAAAAGCAATACACGGATGGGACATAGTTGTTCTAAAATTAATTATGCTTAAAAGATTTGTTGACCATGTTAGAAGAGCAAGAGAGCTTGGTCAAAAAATTGTTGTTGATATTGATGATCATATGGAAGGTCTTGAAGAAACTAATCTTGCATATAAAACAACTCATCCAGATTCAAATCCAGATAATAATAGAGATCACTATATTGCAATTATTGAACAAGCAGATGCATTAGTAACATCTACCCCATTCTTAAAAGATTTCTATCAGAAAAAATATCCAGACAAGCCAATATTCTTAATAAGAAATGGTATTGATATTGAAAGATGGGGAATAAAAAGAAAAGACTACGCTGGTCTTCTTCCAAAATTTGGATGGGTAGGGGCAACTCCTTGGAGATCTGGAGATCTAGAAACTCTTAATCCTTTCTTTGGAGAATTCCTAAAACAAAAACATTTAAAGTTTCATCACGCAGGAAATATTATTAATGCTCCGACTGCAGCACAGCAAATTGGAATTGATAAAAGATATTGTACGTTTGAGCCAATGAAGACAATGATGAATGTTCCAGAATTATATAGAAAAATGGATGTTGGAATTGTTCCATTAAGAGATGTTGAATTTAATCACGCAAAGTCATATTTAAAAGGTCTTGAGTATGGGGCTGCTGGAATTCCTTTTATTGCACAAGCATTGCCAGAGTATCAACTACTTGCTGATTCTGGAGTTGGAAGAGTTGCAAATACTCCAGATGAGTGGCTAGGACATATGGAAGAATTATTAGATCCAAAAGTTAGACTTGAAGAAAGAGATAAAAACTTTCAAATTATATCCGAAAAGTTTTCAATGAAACAAAGAGGGTATGACTGGGAAGAAGTTTGCAAAGAAATTCTTGCGTTATAATATATGTATGGCTAAAATATATATAAAAAGTGATGAATATTCAGAACCAGTTAAAACTTTTTTAAAAAAATATATTAGACAAAGTACTCCTCATAACCTAGCAGTTCACGAACAAAATGCTGACATATGCATTAGTCTTTTTATTCCAGAATATCCAGCAGAAGAGTTATTCAATGCTTACTTGTATAATAATGATCAAAATATGCAAGAGCTTGGAGATAGAATTTACTATCAATGTTCAAAGGCTGAAATTAAAACTATGCCACTTGTAAAAAGATCTATGCCAAGAGAAGAATATGATATGAATTTTAAGTGTCCTACACTTATTATTAATCTAACAAATGATTCAAAAGAAATAGATGAAGAGGTTTATGCATTGGTAATTGGTCAAGGAATTGTTTCTTACTTTTCTCCTGGAACTGTCTTTAATACATTCTCAGTAAAAGACAAGATTAAAAAACCAGGGGATAAAAGTTTTGTCAATAGAAAATATATTCAAGAGTCAACAAACAACTCTAAAATATTATTTAAGAAGTAGATAAAGAAATATATCCTTTAATTCTTTGTACTAAATTAATTCCTGGATAAAAAGATGATCTGCATCCAAGACAATAAAAGAAAACTTTATCACTACTGTCAACTCTAGAAATAATTGTATCTTCTTTATCAAATTGACATTCTATTTTTAATGCTTTATTATTTTTTACAAGATTGTTATAGTGATTAACCTCTTGAATTGTTAGATCCATTTGCTTCTCCTTGAATACTCGTGTAGAATGTATCTATTACATTTTATCAGAAGGACGTGTTACAAAATGTCATTTATTGACTCCAACGGATCTATAACAGATCCATACCGCAACTTTATTCATATCTCAAGGTATGCTCGCTGGATTGAAAGCGAAAACCGCAGAGAAACGTGGCAGGAGACTGTTGACAGATACTGTAACTTTATGAGAGATCATCTAGTTCTTAATCACGGCTATAGCCCAAATGCAAAAGTTTTTAATGAAGTTAGAGAAGCAATTTTAAATCATCACATAATGCCTTCTATGAGGGCACTGATGACCGCTGGACCTGCTTTAGAAAGAGACCATATCGCAGCCTACAATTGCTCCTTCATCTCTGTAGATAGCCCCAGAGCCTTTGATGAGGCAATGTACATCTTAATGAATGGAACTGGTGTTGGATTTAGTGTTGAACAAAAATATATTAATCAGCTACCAGTAATTGCTGAGTCATTTTTTCAAACAGATACAACTATTGTTGTTGACGACTCTAAGCTTGGCTGGGCAAAAGCCTTTAAAGAACTGATTGCACTTCTTTATCAAGGTCAGATTCCAAACTGGGATGTTTCTAAGGTTCGTCCATCAGGAGCAAGACTAAAGGTATTTGGAGGAAGAGCTTCTGGACCAGATCCCCTTGTTGACTTATTTAAATTTACCATTGAAACATTTAGACTTGCTGCAGGAAGAAAGCTAAAGTCAATTGAAGCACACGACCTAATGTGTAAAGTTGGAGAAGTTGTTGTTGTTGGTGGAGTTCGCAGAAGTGCTTTAATTTCACTTTCTAATCTTGATGACTTTGAAATGGCAAAGGCAAAGAGTGGACAGTGGTGGGAAGGAAATGGACAGAGAGCTTTGGCAAATAATTCTGCTGTTTACAATTCAAAGCCAAATACTGCACAGTTCCTTCGTGAATGGAGAAACCTATACGAGTCAAAGTCTGGTGAGCGTGGTATTTACAACATGGACTCTGTTCGTAAGCATATTGATAAATTTGGTCGTAGAGACTCTAGCCTAGTTGGTGGAACAAATCCTTGTGGAGAAATTCTTCTTCGCCCAAATGAATTTTGTAACCTAACTGAAGTTGTAATTGATGCAACTGATACAAAAGAAACATTGCTTGAAAAAGTAAGACTAGCCACAATTCTTGGAACGTGGCAGTCAACTTTGACAAACTTTAAGTACATTAGAAAAACTTGGAAAGATAATTGTGAAGAGGAGAGACTTCTTGGAGTATCTCTAACAGGAATCTATGGAAATAAGATTACTGCTACGAATGGTAAGGCTCTGGAAGCACTACTTGATGAAATGAGAGATCTATCTGTTTCAGTAAATGATAAAGAGGCTAAGTCTTTAAATATCAATCCCTCAGTATCAATTACTTGCGTAAAGCCTTCAGGAACAGTCTCACAGCTTACAGGGGTATCTTCTGGAATCCATCCGTGGTATTCAGAATACTATGTTAGAAGTGTTAGAGCAGATAATAAAGATCCTTTAACTCAATTTTTAAAAGACTCTGGAATTCCTTTTGAACCAGATGTTATGAAGCCTGAAGCGACAACTGTATTTTACTTCCCAATCAAGGCTCCAAAGAATGCAGTTCTTACAAAAGATCTTACTGCAATTGATCACCTTGAAATGTGGAAAACATATAGAACTCATTGGACAGAACATAATCCAAGTGTTACTGTAAATGTTGAAGAAGATGAGTGGATGCGTGTTGGTGCTTGGGTGTTTGATAACTTTGATTCAATTGGTGGAGTATCGTTCTTGCCATCAGTAGAGCACTCTTACAAGCAAGCTCCATATCAGGAAATTTCTAAAGAAGAATATGAGTCATGGTTAAGCAAAATGCCTGACTCAATTCGATGGGAAATGCTTTCGTTATATGAAACAACAGACGGAACAACTGGAAGTCAAGAACTTTCTTGTGTTGCTGGAGCCTGTGAAATTGTAGACATTACAAGCTAAGCTCTATGATAAAATAGGGTAGAGGTAATCTATGTCCTACACAAGTTCAAATCTTTATGCTTCAAGAGTCTATGCAGAGCATCCAGTGGCTTTGTGGGCTATGGATGAGCCAAATTATTTTGTTTCTTTAATTTCACAACAAGAAAAAGAGATAACAGAATCTAATTGGGATTTTGACAATGCTAGTAGAAACGCATCTGCAACATTTACACTATCTGGGTATCCTTTTGATGATTTGGATGTAAACAGACTATATCTATCTACAGCTTCAGCTGCAATAAAAGAGTTTACAGTTTCTTTATCATCTTCTATATCTTATGTACAGCTTGATCCAAACAAGGGAAGCGTATGTACGTCAAGCTATATTTATATTCCTGATCAAACTTCTATTTTATATACAGACATAGGACTTATTATAGATGGGCAAGAGTATTATACAAGATATTCATTCTTAAAAACAAATATATGGGAAAAAATTTCACACACAGAACCCTTGGGTGGAGAAAGCTTTTCCATTTTTATAAGGGTGGTATATGATCCAGATACTATTGCTGGAGAAAGTAATTCTTCTGTTTATTTTAATGGAGTATCTTTTGCACAATGGTCTGAGCCTTATAATTCAATAAGTACTGGAATTTCTAGTGCTTCTTTGGTTGTCTTGCCAAACGAAATTAGCTCTTTAATAGACTTTCCTGGAGAAATAAAAAGTACCATTATAGATCCTTATGGTTTTAATGATGCTTCAGACAATGGATATGTTTTATCTGTAAATAATTCTCTTTTTGCAAAGTTATCATCTATCCCAATGGTTTATGGCTCTTCTGGAAACATTAAATTAAATAAAGATGCCATAAGTGTAAATGAGCTACTAGTTGATGGGTCTTCCCTAGAAGAACTATTGTTTGATGGAGGATCTGCTTCATCATCCTATGCAGAATTTCTTGATGGAGGAAATTCTTCTATATACTTAGACTCTGAACAGTATTATAAATTCCCATCTCTGGTATTTCCTGGAAAAGGATTTTTGAATAAAACTGGATACAATAAAACACTTACAACAGAATTTTGGTTAAGAATCAATCCTGAAACAGTTACAAGAAGAAGAATATTTGGACCACTTGCGTCAGAAGATGGAATATATGTTGATAGAGATTTTATAACTGTAAATGTTGGAAAATATACTAAGTCTTATTTTATTGGAAAATGGTACAGACCAATGCTTGTTCATTTTTGCCAGAGCCAAAATGAGATCTTCTTAATGATTAATGGAGAAAAGGTAATATCAATTATAATTGAATCTTTGGATATTCCAACCTTTACAGAAGAAGATGAAAACTATTTAGGGTTTTATACAAATGAATTTATATATCTTTTTGAAATAGATTCTTTTTCAATATTCCCATACGTTGTTGCAGAGCAGGTTGCAAAGAAAAGATATGTATTTGGACAAGGTGTTCAAGAACAGGAAAACATTATTGCATCAAAAAATGGAACGCTGTCATATGTAGATTTCCCATTTTCTGGATACAGTTCTACAATAAAATATCCAGATAGAAGCAAGTGGAATGATGGATTTTATAATAACCTTGTAGCAGATAATAAAGGCATTACTTTACCAAAATATGAATTACCAGAAATCATATTTAATAACAATTCATCATCAACAGTTTTTCAAAAATCTTTAATTACTTCAGGATTCTATGAAGAAAATTATGCAATTCAAGATGAAGACTATCCATACATTTCAATGGATCCAAATGGCACATACTTATCAAATAATTCTTATGGAACAATTTATTTTTCAAAATTAAATCAAACTGGAAATCAAACAAGGTCTATTCATTCAATATTAAAATCTTCAAATAACGTTTCAGATAGACAATCTTTGATGTACATTTCAAATAATTTTGACGGAAATACTTTTGAAGTAGCAATAAACTCTGGAAGTATTCAATATATTTATAATGAAACTATTTTAAATTCAGCACTTGTTGGTGCAAGCTCTTACTTTGCAGTTGGCATTGATTTTGATAAAATTGAGCAATCTTATTACTCAACTGTAGGATCTTTCTTTTCAAAACCAGAATCTCTTTCTCTAAATTTTGCGGGAAATCAGGAACAAACATTCCTTGGAAAAATATTTTCTTTAACACTTAATAATGACTTTTTTACAGATAAAGACGGGTCTCAAATATTTAACAACTCTGGAATAGCAATTAAAAACTTTAGTTCAGAACTTTATGACTATATTGGATCGTATACCTTGCTGCCAAAAACAACAAACACTTCAATAGTTTTAGATGTAGGAGCTTCAGGGTATTGGGAAAATTCAATACCTCTATCTTATTTTGGAAAATATATAACCCAAGCTAATGGTAAATTAAAATATGACTTAGATTTATTGCAGTTTAACATTGACACACCAAGCTCAATATTTTCAAAGTATAATGAAACATCTTCAAATTATCAAGATTCTTTATCAACAAAAGTTTATATAACATTACAAAACATAATTGAACTGGGAAATGTAGTATACACTCAGTTTACAAATGTAGAAAATATTGGAATGAATAGAATTTTAGATTTAGGAAATGTAATTGGACCAGTTACAACTACTATTACAAGTGCAAGTTATTCGGCTGGAACTTATACTTTTATAGCAGCCAATACTTTTTCTGCTGGCGATATAGTCACTATTACTGGGTGTTCTCCTAATAACTTTAATCTTTCTAAAGTAACTGTTGCAACTGCAAATTCTTCAAGTTTTACCGTTACTTTAACACAAGAGTCAGGTTCCCCAACTTCTACAACTGCTGGAGGTAGAGCTACTAGAGGAGATACCAAGTATAAGATTAATGATGGAACTATTATTTATCCACCAAAAGATATATCTGGTTTTACTAACTACTACATAACTATTCATATTGAAATTTCTTCTAAGGGAGTAAATACAGAAAATGTAAAAATTAAAAATATGGGACTTGTCTCACTTTCTTTTGATGAAGGACAATTCTATTCAATAAATACTCCTGCTGCAGGAAAATTTTATCCAATAGTTAAAAATGAAGATCAATATGTTTATAAAAGAAAAATTCCAGTGGTTATTAATACTGAATCATCTCCATATCTATATTTAAGTGGGGACTCTGGAATAGAAGTTTTACCAGTTGTAGATGAAACTTTGGTAAAAGGAATTGCTATTCCAATAAACGATTCACTAAAAGATAATCAAGAAGTAGTTGGACTGCAAATGTTCTTAATGTGTAACGAGTCTAGCTTATTTACTGAAAGAAAAAAAATTGGTAGAATATTTGGCTCTGGTGATTCGTACGACATTATTTTAACCCCTGAAGGCAATGGAAGAAGAGCCTTTTTAAATATTTTTAATTCTAATACTGGTGCAGAATTTACTAATGCCAAATTCTTTTTAAATGGAAATTTTGTAAATAATATAGTTATTGAACCCCTATCTTGGAACTATATTGCTATATCTTTACAAGAAAATTCAATACTTTTAGATGGAGTTGTTGGTGAAATTGAAATATATTCTGGAGTAAAGGTAGATAATGTTGCAAGCTTTATGGAGTTAAATCCTATTAAACAAGACTTGGTTATTTTTGACGAATGGAATCTTGTTGATGATTACACTTGGGGCACAAAGGCTGCATCTGCAACATGGACAACAGTTTTAGCTGAAGAACCTTTGGAAGTAACCATTCTTTCTTTAGATGCAAAAGAAATTTTTAATACTTATGCTGGTCTGTCCTCTGGAGTTGTAAATGATAGCAGTATTATAAATGTTACTCAGGACTCTGTTGTAATAATAAATGACATATCTTGGGATCAATATTTGGTTTAAGTTAGATATTATGGTACAATGATGTCATGGATTATCTAGAAGGATTACAAAAACTGCCAAACAAGCCAAAAGTAAGCTACGTTGAAAACGATGCTGAATATGGTTTATATGTTTGGAAAACAGAAACAGGAAGAGTGTTTGGAGATGGTAATGGAAGTTTTATGAATATTCCAGCCAGAAAATATGACTTAACCGCTATTAATAGAATTACACAGGCTGCAGCACACTATGGTGCTGGTCCAGGAAAGGCAGTATTTATGCCAGGAGTTACAAGAATTACTGAAGAGGAACATTCTGTTCAAATTGATAGAATGAAACAAGGCTACATACCAAGTGAGTTTGATACTGGAGCTTTCATGGACGCTGCAAAGGGGCTAAAAAAACATGGAAATGACTGATGAAGTTATTGCTAGAATTGATAATCTAGACAAGAACAAACCATCTGCAAATAAGACAGATGACTTTATGACTGAAGCAGACCTTGTAAAAGGTTTTGATGGTATAGATGCAAACTTTAAACGCAGAATTACAAGAATGAACAAGGCTTACACTGGTCAAGATGGTGTAAAGTCTAAGCAATTATTTCCAGAGCAAGACGTAACCACAGCCTATGGTCTTTTTGATGTCGTGTTGCCACCTTATAATCTTGATGAATTAGCATTCTTTTTTGATAATTCTTTTGCAAACCACGCTGCAATTAATGCAAAGGTTGCAAACACAGTTGGTCTTGGATACGGTTTTATAATGTCTGATATTGTTAAAGCAAGAATAGAAGAGATTGAAGATGTTAATCAAAGAGTTAGAGCCCAGAGAAAAGTTGAAAGAGCTAAGTCTGAATTAAGCAATTGGCTTGAAGAATTAAATGATGAAGATACTTTTACCCACGTCCTTGAAAAAGCAATGACAGACTATGAAGCAACTGGAAATGGATACATTGAAATTGGAAGAAAGAATACTGGAGAAATTGGCTATATCGGTCACATTCCTGCAACAACAGTTCGTGTAAGACGTATGCGTGATGGTTATGTTCAGATTGTAAATCAAAGAGTTGTTTTCTTTAAAAACTTTCAAGACACAAAAACAGTAAATCCTGTAACCACAGACTCACGACCAAATGAACTTATTCATATTAAAAAATATAGTCCAAAAAATACTTACTATGGAGTTCCAGATGTTGTGTCTGCTGCAACTTCAGTAGTTGGAGACCAGCTTGCTGCAAGATACAATATTGATTATTTTGAAAACAAAGCAGTGCCAAGATATATTGTTACACTAAAAGGTGCAAAGCTAAGTTCAGAAGCAGAAGACAAATTATTTAGATTCCTACAGTCTGGTCTTCGTGGACAAAATCATAGAACCCTTTACATCCCACTTCCTGGAGATGGTCCAGACAACAAGGTTGAATTTAAAATGGAGCCAGTTGAAAATGGAATTCAAGAAGGATCATTTGATAAGTATAGAACTTCAAATGTTCATGATATCCTTATGGCACATCAAGTTCCAATTTCAAAAGTTGGATCAGATCCTGGTAGCTCAATTGCCTCTGCACTTGTTTCAGACAGAACATTTAAAGAACAGGTAGCAAGACCAGCCCAAAAGAATTTAGAAAAAACAATCAACAAACTTATTAAAGAGAAGACAGATATTCTTTTACTAAAGTTTAATGAACTAACTTTGACTGATGAAAATACTCAAAGTCAAATTGATGAAAGATATCTAAGAGCACAAGTTGTTGTTCCAAACGATATCAGACCTAGACTTGGACTCCCAGTAGTTCCACAAGGAGATACTCCAGTAGTTATGACCCCTCAACAACGTGCAGAGCAAAATGCTCAAATGGCTGGAACAAGACAAAGAGATCAGCAAAGAACTGATCAAGCATCTGATTCAACTGCAACCACAACAGGAAGAAATCCTGGTGGCGAAGGAAGATCTGTAGTATAATATAACAATATTATAAAGATATAAAAAATACATATATAATAGGAATAACATGACTAATTTAAGCAAGGCTTATTGGACATCAGATAACGATGATATCAAGTTATCAATGCCAATTGCTAAAGTGGATGTAGAGCGTAGAATCGTTTCTGGATTTGCCACGCTTGATAACATTGACAAGCAAGCAGACATTGTTCCTACTGATGTAAGTATAAAGGCTTTTGAAACATTCCGTGGCAACTTGAGAGAAATGCATCAAGCTATTGCAGTTGGCAAGGTTGTTAATTTTAGACAAGAAAAATTCTTTGATAAGAATACAGACAAACTTTATAATGGTGTCTATGTAGATGCATATATTTCTAAGGGTGCTCAGGATACTTGGGAAAAAGTTCTTGATGGCACTCTCTCAGGCTTTTCCATTGGTGGAGTAATTAAAGATTCAGAAAATAGCTGGGATGAAAACATTGATAAGACAATTAGAATTGTTAAAGATTATGAACTTCATGAACTATCTTTGGTAGATAATCCAGCAAATCAATTTGCAAATGTCGTGTCAATTCAAAAAGTTAACAATGATGAACAAATAGATGGTATAATTGCAAAAGCAGACTTTGAAAATGTCTACTGGTGTGAGAATGACGGTATCGTCAGACTTTCAGAAGTTGACGATTCAAGTTGCCCATCATGTGAAGTCAGTATGAAAAATATTGGTTTTGTTGAGACAAAGGATACAGAAAAAGCTATGACAGTTAAATCAATTTTAAATAAGTTTATTGGTTCTACAGACCTTGCTAAATCTGAAGATGTTTCCGAAACCCCAGAAACTTCAGGCGAAACGCTTGAATCAGCGATTGACAATAATGCGTCAATTGTTAAAAACAATATAGAGGAGGAGAACAACGTGTCAGAAGATAATACAGTAGTAGAAGAGACCGTTGAAGAAGTTGCAACTGAAGAAGTTGTTGCTGAAGCTCCTGCCGAAGAAACCGTAGAAAAGTCAGTTGACGCAGTTGACGCTGTTGAGGAAACAGTAGTTAAGTCTGCTGATCCAGAAGAAGCACCTGCAGAAGAAATTGCAGAAGAAGCTTCCGATGACGTTGAAGTTGAAAAGTCTGTTGTTGAAACAGATTCAGCTGATTCTGAGCTTGTAAAAGCTGTTGACGAAATTAAGGTTTCAGTAACAGAGGCAGTGAGTGAACTTGTTTCAACAATTAAGTCACTAAATGAAGAGATTGCAGACCTTAAAAAGGGTCACGCCACAGTAGCAGAAGAAGTTGCTGGAGTAAGAGGCAGTCTTGAAGAGTTTGGAAAGCGTGTGGATGGTCTAGAAGACGATACCGCTGTCCGTAAGTCTGGCGATCTTGGCGGGATCGTTCAGGGCAATACAATAAGAAAAGGGTCTATGTGGGGTGGACGTTTCCTAAATTCCGCTGACCTATATCATTAAGAGAAACTGGAGGTGAAATAAAAAATGACAGAAAATAATGAAATTTTAGAAAAAGCGGCTGCAGCTGGTACTATCGCATCTGGTGGTATTGGTGGAGTAAGCACTCCAGCAGCTGGAATTCTTGACAATACTAACCCAGTTGGTGATCTAGTGTCTGATGGCGGTATTTTGCAGCCTGAACAGTCACGTCAGTTTATTGAGTATATCTTTGAACAGCAGGTTCTAGCCCAAGATGGTCGTAGAGTCACAATGAGAGCTAACACAACTGAGCTTGAGAAAATGAATGTTGGAGAACGTGTAATTCGTGCAGCAGCCCAGGCTGATGCAACCTACACTAACGCTGATGTTCAGTTCACAAAGGTTACTCTTACAACCAAGAAGATTCGTCTTGATTGGGAAGTTTCGACTGAAGCTCTTGAAGATAATATCGAAGGTGCAGGTCTGGAGGATCACTTGGTCCGTACCATGACTCGTGCGTTTGCTAACGATCTTGAAGATCTAGCCATCAATGGTACAGGAACTGGTACAAACAACTTCCTGAACATCCTTGAAGGATTCGTATCAATCGAAGCCGATGGTAATTCAGCAACTTACGGTACAACTATCGAAAGTTTGCAGGGACTTGTTCTTGCAATGCCTCGTAAGTACCGTGGTTCCCGTTCAAACATGAAGTTCTATGCAGACACTGAAACCGTTGCAGCAATTGTAAACGGTCTTGGTTCTTCTGGTAACTTGAATTCAGAGCGTATCGTTGAGCGTGTTATTGATGGCTCTGCTCCGCAGACCCTTGGTAGCCCAATCGCATACCGTGTTCTAGGTCTTCCATTGGTTGAAGTTCCTTTGATGCCAGCTGGTTATGTATCACTTACATTCCCAGAAAACCGCATCTGGGGCTTCCAGAGAGACGTAACAGTACACCGTGAGTTCAAGCCAAAGAAGGATACAGTAGAATATACCGTATTCCTACGCTTTGGTGTAGCAGTTGAAGAAACTGATGCAGTAGCATTCATGCAAGACTAATTATAGTCAATTTTGGAGGGGAGGCATTAATTTGTCTCCCCTTCATCTATTTATGAATGATATAATAATATAGATGTATTATGAAAAAAGTTGAAAAAGATTTAATTTGTTTGTTTGTAGAAAATGCAAGCGTTTATGAAAAAAGTCTTGGCAGACTTACTAAAGGCTATAATATTGTAAGTAAAAAAGATGCTGATATCTGGGTTAGCAAATTCCCCAAGATTAGAGTCACATCCCCAGAGGAGGTAGCCGAAGTTTTCGGTGTTAAATAATGGAAGTTTTAAGAATTAATGGGAGTATCCCAACAGTCTCTTTTTCTGATCTTGTCCCAAGTGGACTTTATACCATTGAGTATTCAGATATTTTATCAGATGTAGTAGTTTCAGCAAGTGCTACTGCAAACGGATCTGGAGAAGTTTCCTTCCTACTTGACGAAAAGTACGCATCTTATGACGCAGTTTTAGATGCAACTGTTTATGATTATCTAGACGAAGTTGTTATTACTACAAATATTGATGTTATTAGACCATATACAAATATATCTACCCTTGCCACAGATTTAAATAAAACCACTGCCCAAGTAAAAGAAATGGAAAGAATTGCAAGATATATTATTGATTCAGAAGTTTCTCAAGGATTTGCATATGTTAGAAAAGAAAAAGAGATTGTTGGAAATGGATCTGACTATCTAGTAGTCAATGAAAAGATTAACAAGCTTTACAAGGTATATGAAAATGGAACCCTTTTATATGATTCAACATCAGATACTAATGAATTAACCTTTACAATTAGCAAGGATAAGACTTCGATAGTTCCATTACACGAAGAAAGCAATAAAACAGAATATCCACAAGTGTGGAGAGATAGATACTTATCTAGAGCCTTTTCTGACGGATATGATTATGTGATTGATGCAGACTTTGGATACAAGGTAGTCCCTCAAGATATTCAAGAAGCTACAAGACTTTTATGCTCAGACATCTCAAGCGATAATATGAAATATCTTAATAAGTATATTGAGTCCTTTGACAATGATGACTTCAAGATTAAGTTTGCAAAGAACTTTAATGCTTCCACTGGAAACCTTGTTGTTGATAGGATTTTAACAAAGTATAAGAATAATATTCGTATCGGGGTGTTATAAATGCTTTTTAATTCAGCCTTTGACGATATTTTTTATCCAATGACTGCAGATATCTATCATGCAGTAGAAACTCAATCAGAGTATGGAAATATAACTAGAACTTGGCAATTTGATAGAACTGTTAACTGTTCAGCAATTAGTGCAATTTCAGGGGTACTAGATGGAGAACTTAAAGTAAAAGATAAGTCATTTGATTACAACTCTTCATTATTCTTTAGAACAAACGAGGACATTAGAAAAAACTCTTCTGGAAAATACTATCCAATAACTGCAACTGCTGTTACTAATATGAGAGATCCAAATGGGGATCCAGTTTGGATTAATACTGAAAATCTTAAGACAAAAGCTGAGACAGTAAAAACAAAGTATGAAGTTAAAACAATTATTCCAAGTTTTGATATGTTCCATAATATTGGAATGTATAGAGTATTCTTAACCCGTTCAGCAAATCAAAAGTGGGATATACCAGAATGATAACAGCAAGAGTTAAGGCTAATGATGTGATTAAAATGTTGAAAAATTCTGTAGAATATTCTTCAGCTTTTGCTTCAGAATTAAATAAAAGCAAAGGTATTTTAAATCAAAAACTTGGAGTAGGCTCTATTGAAGCATTTTATGATTACTTAGATAGTCTTGCAAGATCTCATCCAGGAATGCTTCACCACGTTTATGAATGGGGGCAGGTTGGAGATCCATTTGGAAGACTTTATGACTTAAGTCTTTCAGTAAATAATACTTCTGCAGTTATTGGTGCAGAATTCTTACAATCAAGAGTTCCTTCACCAACATCAACTGAGCCATTTTATGACAAGGCTTTAGTAATGGAAGAAGGCGGAACTATTGTAATTAATGAAGTTGAAGCCAAGGCATTGTTTTTTGAAATTGACGGAGAAGAATTTTTTAGAAGTGGACCAATTATTATTTCTAATCCTGGAGGAGAAGGCGTTAGAGGTTCTTTCGTAAATGCCTTTAATGAATTTTATGGATATTATTTCTCTCAAGTTTATTTAGATTCAATAAAATTTTATAAATATTTTTCAAATCCAAAAGCTTATGAAAAATACTTTGCTTCAGCCGTTAAAGGTGGAGCTTCTGCATCTAAAGGTAGAAAAGCTGCACTATCATGGATTATGAATGCACCAGGAGGAAACAGTGGTTTATAGACCAGAAAATATTATCAACCTTTATGTTTGGGAACAGTTTAAAACTTATGCCCCAGCATTTTACAACCTATACGGTCCAACATCTGGAGGACCAGACATAGTTCCCTTTTTCCCTGCACCAGCAAACAATCTTCCAACTGCAGTCCTTGACAATGATTTGCCATATATTATGTTTGATAAGTTTAGCAGAGTACGCTCAGGCTATAAATATTTTTACCCTATCAAGACTGACCAAATGAGATATACAGTCGTTGGTGGCTCGCTGTACGACATTAATAGGAACCAGCAGGATAGGTATGCAACAACAATAAATCTTACAAGTCTTATTCAAAGCATTTTAGATAGAGAAGACGATGCGGCAAAGGATATTAATGAATTTACCAAAACTTTGCCAGATTATAATGATGCTAATTACCCAGAATTAAACAAATATTACTTCCATTGTGTAAATGTATACCAGTCTGGATTTACAGATACTCAGCAAGATGTCTCTGATTTTATGGAATATAACCCTACAAGAGACCTTATTATCAAATATGACTATCATGCTAAACAGTTTAATGAATGATAAAAACTAGATGTATACTTAACTTAGGAAACGCCAATCTCCCCATAAATTTTAAGACTAAAAAGAGGTGAAAAAAATATGGCAACTCGTGGAAATTCCAATCAAATTATCGTTGGTGCAGCCCAACTCTTCGTTTCGAAGCAGGGTCCACTAGAGCATGTTTCAGGTACAACTCCTGCAGTATACTCATTCAATGGTGCATCTGTTTCAGGTGTCCCTGCGTTTGTGTCTGGTGATCTTTATGCAGATACTGTTGAATCAGCATCAGCAAACTGGAGAAATGTAGGATACACAATGAACGGTTTAGAAGTACAGTTCCAACCAGACTTCGGTGAAGTACAGGTAGATCAGCTTCTTGACGTTGCAAAGCTTTACAAGCAAGGTATGCAGGTTAGCATGGTTACAGCATTCGCTGAAGCCACACTTGAAAACCTTGTTGTTGCAATTGCAACTGCAGACACCAACCTATCAGGAAGTGCTACTAAAACTCTTGAGCTAACAGCTGGAGAGCTAGGTGATGTTCCTGTAGAACGTGCAATTATTGCTGTTGGTCCAGGTTCTGGAGATCCTACAGCAACTGGTGAAGATAAGGTAGAGCGTGTTTATGTGGGACATCGTGTTCTCTCAATTGAGAACGTAACTGTTTCTGCAAAGCGTGACGAACCTTCTATGTATGAAGTTACATTCCGTTTACTTCCAGCATCCAATGGTTCCTATGGCAAGATCGTTGATCGTGTCGTTGGTCCGTAAAAACTAAATATAGAGACTTTGCCCACCCCCTAAAAAGGGTGGGCATTGTTTATTTAATAAGCCTTCTATGATATAATTGAATATATTCTATAGGAGGAATAAATGGCAACAAGTATTTACGAAGTTGTAGAAGTAGAACTATTAGATGGTTCTACTATTTCTATGAAACCACTTAAGATTTCTTTATTGAGAGATTTTATGAAAGAGTTTCAAAAGATTAGTGATCCAAAAATTGCAGAAGATAATATCAAATCAATGGATCTATTGTTAAACTGTGCTGTTATTGCAATGAAGCAATACAATGCAGAATTAGCAACTAAGGAGCTGTTAGAAGATATAATGGATCTTCCAACTGTGTACAAGGTAATTGAAGTGGCTGCAGGGATTCAGTTAAATGACCCAAACGCACTAACAGCGGCTCTAGTTGGGACGAACTAGATCTTGCTGAGATAGAATCAAGAGTATTTCTTCTGGGATTCTGGAAGAATTATTCTGAAATGGAAGAAAGCATATCAATGCCTGAACTAGTAGCAATACTAGAAGCTAAAAATAAAGAAGATTACGAAAGTAAGAAATTTATGGCAGCACTTCAGGGAGTGAATCTTGATTCTGGTTCGTCTGAAAATAAATGGGAAGAGATGAAGGCTAGAGTTTATAGCAACGGTGCTACATCAAATCCTAATGATATTCTTGCATTACAAGGTGCTGCAGCCAGAAAAGCTGGTTTCGGTATTGGAGAAGGCTTGGAATATGAGGTGGTTACATAATGGCTGAAATTGCAAAAGGTATTATTGAAGTTGAGATCAATACAGGGTCTGCTTCCTCTGAGCTTAAGGCTCTTCTAGCACAAATAAATGCTTTTCAATTAGCTCTAAACAAAGGCAATGTAGACCAAGCAGCATTTACTGCAAAGTTTTCAAAAGCACTTCAACAAGCAATAAATCAAACTGGAAGTTTTACAGCAGAAACCATAAGACTTCAAACTGCTGCTGCAACTCTAGATAAAACTTTGACCAAGGGAAAAACCTCCCTGGGTCAATTTTTTAGTGCAAAATATAATAAAAATAGTGCTATTGCAGCAGAAACTATGGCACTTGCTTCAGAACGTGCAAGAAGGCTTCAAACACAATTTATAGCAACATCTGCTGCTGCAAATGGATTTCAAGATGCTTTAGCAGTTAGACCTCTTGCTGCATTTTCTACTGAGGCTGCTATTGCTGGACAAAAAGCACAAATTATGTCTTCAATGTTTAAGCAAGGAACTACACAGTTAATCAACTTTGGTAAAAATGTTCAATGGGCTGGTCGTCAGCTTATGGTTGGTTTTACAGTACCTCTTACAATATTCGGAGCAGTTGCTGGTAAGACCTTTATGGATCTTGAAAAACAAGTTGTTGGATTTAAAAAGGTATATGGAGACTTATTTACTACTCCAGCAGAATTAAATCAAAACCTTGAGGCAGTAAAAGGTCTTGCTGCTGAATATACAAAGTATGGAATTGCAGTAAAAGATACTATTGGTCTTGCCTCTCAAGCTGCTGCTGCTGGTAGACAGGGTACAGAACTTACTGACTCAGTTACTCAAGCAACAAGACTTGCAACACTTGGTCAAATGGATCAAAATGCAGCACTAGAAACTACAATATCTTTACAGTCTGCATTTAGATTATCAGGACAAGACCTTGCAGACACTATTAACTTTTTAAATATGGTTGAAAACCAAACGGTTGTTTCCTTGCAAGATATCTCTGCAGCAATTCCTCGTGTTGCACCAGTTATTCAAGGTCTTGGTGGAGACGTAAAAGATCTTACAGTATTCCTTGCAGCAATGCAAGAAGGTGGAGTTGATGCAGCAGAAGGTGCTAACGCATTAAAGTCTGGTCTTGCATCTTTGATCAATCCAACAAAGCAAGCTACAGCGATGCTTTCTGGAATGGGAATAAATCTTCAATCTATTATTGAGGCAAACAAGGGAGACCTTATGGGTACTGTTCAATCTTTTGCACAGGCTCTTGCTTCTCTAGATCAGTTTTCAAGACAACAAGCTCTTGAACAAGTATTTGGAAAATTTCAATATGCAAAACTTGGAGCATTGTTTGAAAATATTTCTAGAGAAGGATCTCAAGCTCAACAAGTTATTGCAACATTAGGATATAGTACAGAACAACTTGCTGCAACAGCAGACAAAGAATTAAAAACTATTGAAGAATCTTTTGGTGTGCAATTAACGGGGGCAATAGAAAGATTTAAATTAGCAATTGCCCCTATTGGAGAAATTTTTGTTAAATTAGCAATTCCACTTGTTAATCTTGCTACAAAAATTGCAGAAGCTTTTAATGGATTATCAGATGGTCAAAAGAAATTTGCTGCTATTGGTGCAGTTATAGTTGGCATTGTTGTTCCAGCAGTAACAATGTTAACTGGTTTATTCTTAAACCTTGTTGGAACCCTTGCAAAAATGGGACAGGGCATATCTTTATTTGGAATGGGATTAATAAAAGGTGGTCCATTAGGTGCAATTAAAGCAGTTACACAAAGTGCAAAATATTTAAGTCTTGCAGAAATGGATGCAGCAATGGCTGCTCAACAACTCATAGGTCCAACTCAAATATTAAATGAAACTCTTGTTAAGCAAGCAATGGTTGGAAATACTGCCGCTGCTTCAATTGGAAATCTAACAAAGGCATATGCTGCAATGATTGCCACTCAAGCTGGTGCAACTAGAGATTTCCCTGAAGTTTTTGGTGCTGCTGGAGCTGCTGGAGTATCTGCAAAAACTAGCCAGGTTGTAATAAGAGGTGTTCAAAAAAGAAATTCTGGTGGACCAATCTTTATGTCAAATGGAACAACTGTTCCAGGATCTGGAAACACTGACACGGTTCCAGCAATGCTTACACCAGGGGAATTTGTAGTAAATAAAGAAGCTACTAAAAACAATCTTGGATTACTTCACAATATCAATGATAGTAAAAATCCTCAAGGATTAAATGTTGGTGGAAAAGCAAAAGGAATTCAATATCTTAATATAGGAAACGCTGTAAAAGCTTGGCATGCTAGACAGGCTGCAAAATCTGCCAGTAGGATCGGGGGAAATAGAAACCTCACACCAAGAGACCTTGACTCTTTAATGGATGAACCACATGGCTTTGGAGAACTTCTTGGAAGAGATTCTCAAGTAGTATCTAGAGCACCTGTGTCATCAAGTCCTGATTTACAAAAATCACACTTAGGTGGAAATGAAAACATACAAACAATTGCTAGATTTCAAGAATTATTTGGTACAAAAACTTCAAATAGATGGCTTTTTGCAAGAGACCTTTTATCACACGGAATTCCAATAGAAGGTCTTAGTAACAACTGGTCTAAAATTCTTAAGACAATAAATCAAGCAGCTAACAGAGGACAAGGTAAGATGACACTTGACGATGCAGCTATAGCAATGAGAGATTCTAGAGGACTAATTAGTTTTGATCAAACTACTGCATTTAGACAAGCCTACCCAGAAGTAACTGAAAAAGAATTTGGAAGAAAAATGGCTATGGGACTTTTAAGATATAAAAGTAGACTTGACGCATCAGGTAAGCCAATCGGCAATGTGGATTTAACAGATGATATTTTAGAAACGGTGGCTAGAGATGCATATCCAAATGTTGAAGATTCTACAAGAATTGTAGGTCTTCGCATACCAGCAAAAAAAGATATTTCAAATTTTATTAAAGAAAGTGGTGGTCCTGAATTAAGTTCTCTTCCAGGCGATGCTCAAAAATTTGCAACTGACGCAAATGTTTTTTTTAAAGAAAGAAATCTTCCATTTCAAGTTAAACAAATAGTTCCATCTAATCCAAATAGAAAACCATACTGGGTACTAGAAACAGAAAGAGACGGAGTGACTTATAGGGAAAAATTTGGAGCCTCAACGCCGTATAATGCTGGTGGAAAAGTTCCAGGGTATAATGCTGGAGCACTTATTGGAAAATCTCTTAGAAGAAGAGTAAGACCTGGAAAAGAAGAAAGACTTGCCCAACAAAGTGCTCTTCATAATTTTGCCTTTGATTCTAGAAATGTAAGAGAAACTCCAGAAATGGATACTATTTTAGGAATGATGAATCCTCTTACTCAAAAAACTAGGGCAACTAGAGGAACTGTTTTAGGATCAACGAGCAATAAAGAGTTACCATATGCACAGCAAAAGAAAATTGTTTCTGCAATTAAAGAAGGAAGATATGAAGATCTATTTGGAATGAAATTAAATTTCAAGGGTGGGGCAGGATCTTATACAACTAAAAGAGATTTAGATTTTTCACCATTTATTGGAGATCTTAGCAATCCAACTTTAAAAGATTTTTCATATGGCTTTATGGGGTTGGACACTCAAAAGAAAGATATTAGCAGATTAAGAAAAATAATGAAGACCCCTAAGATTAAAAAACTTACTCCTGGAACTGCAGAATATGCAAGAGAACTTGCAATGGCTGGATGGAGTCCTGCCCGTTCCTTTAGACCTGGACCTAATCCCACTATTGGTAGCGATTGGACCTTTGAACAAGTTCTTGCAAATAAAACAAGAGAGTACAACAATGCTAAAAAACGTTTAAATAAAACTTTTCCAGATAAAAAAATTCAACAATTATTTATTGATGAAATGGTTGGATCTGGAGTCCTTGCTCTTGATGTGCAAAAAGCGTCATATAAACACCCTGTAATGTCTGATAGAAACAATAGAGTAAAAAGGCTTCGTGCAAAAGAGCATGAATTACTTGTTGGAAATAGAACTTCTGAAATAACTGGAGTAGCAAGTGATTTAAGAACTAGGTTACCATCTTTAATTACCCAATCTGGAGTACAAGGATTTAATCAAGGAAATATAGTTCCAGGTATGGGTAATACAGATACCGTTCCAGCAATGCTTACTCCTGGAGAATTTGTTGTAAATAAAGAATCTACTAAAAACAATTATGATTTGTTAACTGCTATTAATGGTTCTCAAAAATTAAACAAGGGTGGAATGGCTGGAGTTCAATATTTTGCAAAAAAAGAACCAGAAAGAGTTGTTCAAGAACAAAAAGGTGCGAAATATTTTTCAAATAAAGGTCAAGGAGCCAAAATTTCAGGTCGTTCAACAGGTGTTGGCGGAATGCTTTCAGGAATAGCTCCAATGGCAGCTGGATTAGGGGCTTCAATGCTTCCTATGGCAATGGCTCCAGAAATGGGTATGTTTGGACAGATTGCTGCAAGTACAGCAGCTTTTAGTGCAGCTCAAAAATCTGTAACAGCAGTTTTAATGAAGTTTCAAAAGGTAAGTTTAAAAGCAGTAGATTCTACTGGACAAGTTGGAGAAGGATTTAAAAAGCTATTTCCTCAATTATCTAAACTAAGTCCAAACATTTTAAAATTTATTGGACCTTTGTCTGGAGCAGGAGCTGCAATTGCCTTAGTTGGATTTGGTGCGTATAAATTAAACAAACAAATTAACGATGCATCAAAGGCTGGAGGAAAACTTGCAGCGGCAATGTATGGAACAGCAGATTCTACTAACGCTATTGCAGAAACATTTGGAAGACAAACTCGTGCACAACAGGCAATGGTGGCAGCTGCAGAAAAAGCTACAGGTCAAGAAGTTTCTGAAGAATCTCAGCAAGTTTCTAGCCAGTTTATGCAATCTGATGCAGGAAAAGCATTGCTAAAAGACATTTCTTTTGTAGAATCTTCTGGAAAAGATGCAGCTACTGCTTTAAGAAATCAACTTTCTCAAGCTATTATTGCAGGTGCAATAACTGCAGAAGAGGCTAGAGCAATAGCGATAGATATTGGAACAGCCTTAGAAAACGAAAGACTTGCAGTTGAAGTTTCTGGCAAGATATCGCAACTTATGGGTCCAAATGGAGAAAAACTTACGGCAGAAAACATCTTAAAAATTCAAGCAGAAATAACTCCAAGTGTTGACATTTCTCAAATAAGAGATGATGCAAAGAGTGCATACGATGATTTAAATCAAATGCAAAAAATCTTTAGTGTGTTCAAGGGCGGAAGTGCTGGATTTGAAAATCAATATAAACTAGAAGAAGTTCTTACTGTAAATAATTCTGCACTTTCTGCACAGCTTAATACAGTTGAATTTCTTAACGCAGCCTTTAAAGAAGGAACGATAACTTTAGAAAACTATAAAAAAGCTCTTGATGATTCTAAGAATGTAACAGGAAATACTTTAGATGCAAATGCACAAATTCTTGGATTTGAAAATAATCAGGCACTAACTGCAACTGCTGATATAGAAGCACAAAAAAAGCAGGACTCTATACTTGGTTTTGCTTGGATAGAAAGCCCAGCACTCAAAGCAATAGAAAATCAAAAAACACAAGTTAAAACAATGCTTGAGGAATCTGGAGCCTACAGTGAAGAAGCAATTAATAAAATAATAAAAGATTTTGAAGAAGTTGGAAGTACATCTTGGGGGAAGCTACTGACTGGAGAATGGAGCCCAACAGATGCACAAATGGTTATAAATTTTCAAACACAAGGTTTGACTACTGAAGAAATTGATGAACTTGTATTTAAATTAGGAGTCATAGAATCTCTTCCAGACATTACTACCGTGATTGATTTTAAAAATCCAAATCCAAAAGCAATAGAAGAGTTGTACTCAACCTATGAACAGCTTCAAAGTGCTGCAGCAAAGGGTCCACTTACTCAAGAAGTTCTAGTTAAAGCAACTGGTATGAACATATTTAATAGCGAAATAATGTCTGCAATAAATGCATTACCAGCCTCAGTTTCAATTCCAATTATTATGTCAGTTGCGTGGGATACAGAAACTAATAAAAAGTTGAATGCCAAAGAAGGAACTAGTGAAGAACAAAAGCAAACTTTAGAAAGTGCATTGTTGAATAAATTAAAAGTTGGCATTGGCAATTTAGGACCTAAGCCAGGAACTACTAGTGGAGATAAGTCTGGTGGCAACAATAAAGAAGAAAACCTATTAAAGATGCTTATGGAAAGATTTAGACTTCAAGAAATGCTTATTGATAAAGAAGCAGAAGGGTTTAATGAAAGACTTAAGCAATTAAATAGAGAAATTGAATTAGAAGAAAGACAAGTTAATTTAAGACAAAAAGGACTAGAGCAACTTTCTAAAAAAGAAGAGGCTGTTAATGATGCTTATAACTTAAGAGTAGAAGCATTAGATAAAGTTTTAGAATCAAATTCAAGAGTTAATGAGCAGGAAAAGTCTAGAATTAGTTTAGCTTCTGCCCTTGCCTCTGGAGACATTGCAGCAGCAGCAGGTATAGCTGGAGATATGCAACAGCAATCTGCACAATATCAAATTGAAGATACTAGAGCAGCACTTGAAAAACAAAGACAAACAGATTTAGATGCATTAACAGTTTCTATAAATGGAAAATTGATGACAAGAAAGGGTATTGAATCTGAAATAGAAACAATTCAAGATAGAATTTATAGTAAGGGAATTGAGCTTCAAGGTGTGCAAGATAAATTATTAGGCTTTGAACAAAGAAAGCTAGACGTTGCAAAAGAGCGTGAAAAAGTAGAAACAAGAATGTACCTTATTGAGCAACAAAAGACTATTGACGCTTTAAAGAAAAAAACAAACCTTTCTAAAGCAGATCAAGCAGCACTTGTAGAATACGAATCTTCTTTAAATATGTATAATGCAGCAAATCCTGGAGCAAACGTAGATCCTTTAAACTCTGCCGCAACTAAAACAGCCAAGGGTGCAGCCACAACAAAACCAAAACCAACAGTTACTAGTCTCACTCCTCCTACTCCTCCTAAAGTAGCTAGTCCTGCTCAGCAAACTAAGAAAGGAGTTCTTAATAAACTTAAGGGCATAAAGATGGCATATGGTGGAGTTGCTTATAAAGGTTCTAGAGAAGCCCCTCCTGCACTAAGAATGAATAATGGATTTACTGTTCCAGGAACTGGTATGACAGACAAAGTTTCTGCCCTGTTAACCCCTGGAGAATTTGTTGTTAGAAAATCAGTAGCAGATCAAAATAGAGGATTCTTAAACCAGCTAAATAGTCAAGTATTTCCTGCAGTAGGAAAAGGAATTTCTTCTCCAACATACTCTATCCCAGGGCAAAGCGTAACTAATATTCCAGTTAATACCACAAACGTTGTTTCAAACTCTTCACCAATGTATAATAGTACATATAACGTAAATGTAAATGTATCTGGAACAAATGCTTCTCCAGATGATATTGCAAATGTAGTTATGGCAAAGCTTTCAAATCAAAATAGAGGAAATTTAAGGAGTAATAGATACTAATGATTATCAATAATCCTGGTGGATATTTAAATGCCAGAAAAAAGTGGATAAGACCACAAGCAGTTATTTTCTCTAACAATTCTAATGGAATTACAGGCGGTGTTCCACAAATTTCTGGAATAGAAAGAGAGGACTTTATAATCCTTTCTGACCATAATAGAAGTGAAATTAGTTTTAAAACCAATAGGCTTGAAAATAGAAAAAGAATGGTAAATGGTCATATGCGTTCTTATCATATTGCAGATAAGATGAATGTATCTTTTTCTTATAACTTATTGCCATCTAGATCTTTTAATGGAGACCCAGAATTTAACACAAGCGGAGTTGCAACAGACCTTTCGTTAATAGAATATACAGTAGATGGTGGTGCAGGTGGTGCAGAACTCCTAGACTGGTATAGTTCAAATCCTGGATCTTTTTATATGTTCCTTTCTTATGACAAACCTCAAAATTTTATTTCAGACATATATGAAAAACTTGATAAATATTCAGATGTACTAGAAGTCTTTATTTCAGACTTTAGCTACAATGTTATTAAAAGAGGAAATGTTACAGACCATAGTGGAGAAAGTCCCATTGTCAAAGATAGAGACCTTTGGGATATTTCTATTTCTCTTGAGGAAGTATAATGTTTTTAGATACAGACTTAATAGATCATATCCAAACAAACAATAGCATTAGCGTAGATTCTTTAGTAGTTGCTGAATGGAATCAAAATGATTTATTAAACCTTGACAATTATGGAAACTATAGGTTTAGACCAGATAGTGCAAGTGTTATTTATAGAACACTTTATCCAGAATATGACTCCCAAGATAATGCTGATGTTTATACAAATGCTTTGGACTCTAACTATATTTCTGAATATAAAACAGAAGATCCAAATGAGCCTTTAACTTTTAATTCAGGAGAAACAAGTAGAGAGCTTTACTACTCTTTAAAAGATTGTATTAAGCCATTTAGACCAAGATCTGGAATTAATAAAATCCTTTACTTTGGAGAGTCAAATATAAACAATACAAAGTTTGTAGATAGTATTAGATCTGGAAAAAGACCAAGATATTATTTTTGTTCAAGATTTGATAAGTTTAAGTATTGGAATTCATATAGAAAAGAAAATGGACAAGAATTTGGTATATCAAGTCAAACTGCAACATTCTTTAGTACTGGAAATCCTTCATATAAAATAAATGATTGTGTGCCTTTTGTTACTTATAAAAATGAAGTTGCAACAAATAGAATAGTTGTAAAAATGCAAACTAATCTAGCAGATCCATCAGCAGTTGGAATAAATGGAGAATTTTTAGTTCCAGGCAGAATTAGAACCAATAACAATCTTGTTACAGACCCGCTTCAAGATATAACAAAATCATCAGTTCCAAAAAAATGGAAAATTCAATATCTTAATGCTGATAACAACTGGATAGACGCAATAGACTTTAACGAAAACTCTACAAGAAGAGATGGCTCAAGAATCGTTCCTTGGGATGGTCATGTAGAAATTTATTATGGTATCAAAGTGCCTGAAAACTTTAAAACAAACTTTCACCTTTATGGATATTTAGACACAGTTGGTCAACTTCCAGATCCACTTTATACTAATAGAAATATTATAAATGGAGATGCTTACATAGTTGGAAGCTCAAGTTCTGAGTCAGGGACACTATATGTTTGGAGTGAAGAAGATCAAGACTGGAAAACTTATAACGCAGAATATGGATTTTCATTATTAGAAGAAGATGATACAAAAAGGGTTGGACTAGTTAAAAAAATATTAGGTCCAAGCTATTTTAATGTTGGAAGTAATGATATTTATAGAGAGTTTGCCTTTATTAAAGGAATTAGAGTTATTGTAGAAACAATGTATGCTCCAAATAAGCCATTTGAACTAATTGAGATATCACCAAGATTAAAAGTTGATATAACAGATTATGTTTTGGACTATGATATTAATAAAAATATTATGGCAACAGACTTTGGTCTTCCAGTTGGTGGACTTGTAGCTTCAACTGGAGGTATTAATTTATCAAACCATGATGGAGCCTTTACAGAGCTAAATGTTTTTGGTATTGCAAATAGAGATGGAAGCATTATTGCTAATATTCTTAAGCCACAAATTAAGTTTGATTTTTATGAATCTATTTTAGATGTTAATGGATATGATAAGTTTATTCCATTAAAAACATTCTATTCAGAAAATGCTGCAGTTGCTACAAGTGGTATGCAAGATGTTTCATTAAATTTAAGAGATGCTTTCTTTATATTAGAATCTAATAATGCCACATCTATATTCTTGCAAAACTCTACCCTTACAAAAGCAGTAGCACTACTTTTGGACAATATTGGATTTAGTAATTATGTATTTAAAAATATTAATACTGCAAACGATCCAGTAATTCCATTCTTCTTTGTTGAGCCAGACGCTTCTGTTTCAGAAGTTTTACAAAGACTTGCACAGGCTACTCAGACTTCAATGTTTTTTGATGAATATAATAATTTTGTTATTATGCCAAAAGAATACTTAATGCCAGATGTTTCTGTAAGAGATGATAACGATGCAATTTCTGAAAGACTAACAACTCTTTACGGACAAAGAACTGGTAACATTGTTCCAAACATTGAGGGAATTGCTGGTTTTGAAACAAAGATATTAAATGATGGCAAAATTAATTACACAACCAGATACATACAAAGAGAAGTATCAAAGTTAGAACAAGCAAGTTTAAGTCTTAGTGAAAAAACCTATGGCTATAAAAGTGCAATACTTTGGGAACTTGGAGATCAACAAGAGGCAAGAACAATAAACCAACCAACAGCAAATCTTGGATATGCACTTGGAGCAGTGCCATTGGGAACTAGTCTTGGAAGTGCAGTACCAACTGTAGTAAATAATGAAATAATAAATAACACAATTGATGTTGGAGAAAGTGCTTTTTGGTTGCCAAGATTTCAGGGATATCTATTTGCTAATGGAGAAATTATAAGATATGATGCACAGCAGTATCAGGTAGATTCTCCATCTGCTTCTGCAACAAATGGTCTTGTATGGATAACGAATAACAACGAGTATCAAAAATACTTTTCCAAGCTAATTTTTAATGGAAAAATGGTTCTAACTGGTCTTCTTAGAATCTATACAGAACCATATTATGAAAATGCATCTGGAGCCAACTTTGATGGTTTAGAAGAAAATGTTAAATATAAAAATGGAGAAGTAAGGTCTCATGGTAGAGGTCAGTTTGGAACAGCTATTACAGCTCACAGTGCTGGACTAAATCCTTATTGGGAAGATTCAAACAATAGAAAATCTTTTAGAATGGATTCTAAAAACATATTTAGTACTGTTCCCACAGAATTTTTAACTTATGATCCAGTGTCTAATTCAGTTGCAGCAAACCCCCTTGGTAACGATACGGCTTCACAAGGACAGTCTTCAATAACTAGTAAGATTGCTAATTTTATGAAAAAGTCAACAAGATCGGAAGGCTTTTCTAGTTTTAATCAGCAAGACGTTGCAGGAATTCAATCATCTGCACTAATATTCAGTGGACCATATCCAGTTCCATCACTACAAAGTACAGACCTGTCTGCAACAAGTAGTAGAGATTTAATAAGCTATGTTTATAAAGATTTAGACACAGATTACAGACATGTTGGAACAAGAATGAGAATTATTGGAAAAATTATAGATGATAAAACTCAATCTGCTTTAAACTCAACAGATCTTTTTGAAATTGATAAAGCCACTACAAGCTCTAATTTAAAAACCTTGTCTGGTGGAGCTGGTGGAATTGGATACATGGTTGATACAAACACAAACTCTGGATACTATCTTGAAATAGCATCTATGTCTGAAGACGTTCTTAAATACTATGGTTCAGATTCAAGTGGAGGCATTCTTCCAACGGATCAGGTTCTTGAAAATATAATTTTTTATAAAGTAGAAAGAACTCCATATTCTACGCAAGTAGATAAGAAGATAAATATTGCAGTCCCTAAAAAACTTTTTGGAGCTCTTGCAAGAATCCTTGTTGATGAAGGAAAGTTTGTTGGTCAAGATAGATTAATTTCTCAAGATATAGCAGTCTATGACTTATCTTTAGATGCAGACATTAAGAGAAATGCAAATGGAATTTATAGAATTGATTTTAATATATATTTAAATAATGCATTAATTGGAAGAGTGTCTGATAACAATCCTTTACAAATGCCAAGCAGTGGTTTAAAGACTTGTTTATTTACAAGAGGATCTACCAAATGTATGTTTGAAAATATTTTTGCTTTAAAAAATATAAAAGAAGAAGATGTTTCTTTGGGAGAAAAAGTAAAGAATACAATATCTGCTGAATCTTTAAAAAAATATTCTCTTCCATCAGTAATTCAAAATACATTTCTATCTTCTATTAGTACAGAGACAAAGCCAACTGTAGATTTTTACTTTGAAGAATTTGGAACTATCTTAAGAGAGTGTGCATATTTTAATATTAAATATGACCAAGCTTACCCAGCGTTAATAGCAAAATTTGTTCCTCCATTTACCGTAGAAAAATCTTATCAAATTTCAGGCTTTTTGCCAGGATCTTATGGAGCTGAATTCTTAATCTTTAACACAACAGACAAAGCAATAAATTTAAGTGAAAGCTCTACGAATAGAATTATGATTCAAGGAATTACGTTTACTCAGAATATTTCTAATGTTCTTACTGTTGATGATTACTTTAAAGAACTATCAAACTTTTCTGACCCAGTTGTTGCCAACAATTTAATTGTTTCTCCAGAAAGATCTGAAAAGATATATGATAGTATTAAAAATAGTAGATCTACTTATGGAAGTAAGTCATTTTCATTAGACTCTGTTTATATTCAAAATGAAGATTCTGCAAAAGATATTATGAAATGGATTCTTGATAAAACTATTAGACCAAGAAAGGTATTTGAGATAGATACTTTTGCAACAGCACACATTCAACTTGGAGATATTGTTAAAATTAATTTTGATTTACCAGAAGGTGTTAAAATGGTAGATGAGAATAAAAGATTTGTTGTAATATCTGCCCAATATGGAAGATCTTCTTCAAATGTTAAAAGTCAATTAAGGGTAATGGAGGTTTAGTATGCCAGGCGAAAATTCAGGTCCAGCAGGTGCGGGTCATTCTAGAAATCCACCACCTCCACCACCCAGAAAAACTCCTCCTCCCCCACCTCCGCCACCAAAGAAACCTCAGAGTGACGGTGCTCAAGCAGCACAAGCTGCTGCACAAGCAGCACAAGCTGCTGCACAAGCCTCTAAGCTAGCAGCAATGTATGCTCAGGCTGGACCCAATTTTAGCGGTGCTGGTGCAATTCCATCAAGCCCACCTCCGCCACCACCTCCAACTCCTCCACCTCCAACTCCCCCACCTAGATCTACAAAGAACGACTCTTCAACGACCCCACCAAAGGTAATTGATACACCAATTGAAGTACCCCAATTTATGGAGCCAACTCCTGAACCAGTGGCTACCATTGCCCCCTCCCCTGTTAGAATTGCAGCAAGGAATGTTTTTGACATATCTTCTTTAGTTCCACAATTTGATGCAGAACAAATTCAAAAACTTCTTTTTGAAAATATTTCTGCAATAGAATTATCAATAGCTGAAAGGCATGACACTATTGAGGGAATTAATCAAAGATACTCAATTATTTCAAACCTGTCTGAAGTTAGAAAAAAGTATGATATATCAAAACAATTAAGTATAATGGATAAGTTTAAGCCTCTTACTAGCATTTATACAATTAATATTGAAGATAAAATACCTCAAGAAGACTATATAAGATTGCAAAAATTAGACTCAACTTATCAATATCTTGATGAAAATAATAAAATAATCACTCGTCAAAAAGGATATTACTATATTGATACAAATGGTGATTTAGTTATAGAACTTATTAATTTAGAAAAAAATCAGCAGGTAGAGGTTTTAATAGACACAAATGGTACAATATATAAGATAGAAAAGGTGGAATCATGATTACGACAAATGGTAAAAATATTGTAGCAAAATATCTTTTAAACCAAGCTCCAGAATTTGCAAGTCATATTGCTATTGGCGTTGGTGGACAGCCATATCCAACATCTTCTTCTGCAACATTTTCTGCAAGTGTTCAGTCTTTAGAATTTGAAGTAGCAAGAGTTCCAATTTTATCAAAAGGCTTGTTAAAAGAATTAGATCCAATAACAAATGAGCAAGTTGAAAAAATTGTTTTTAAAGCAGAGCTTCCTATTGAACAAAGATATCAAATAACTGAACTTGGAATATATCCAGCAGCAACAAATGCAGTAGCTGGTAATTTTGATAGCAGAATTATATCAACATTTAACAATTCAGAACCTTGGGCATATTCTAATAATCAAGACAATTCTGGAACCGTTTCATACATAGGTCCTCTTAGAATTGATGATGTAACTCCTGGAAATATTGAAAAATATTTAGAAATTTCACCAGAAAATATTTACACATTAGCAGACTTTGTTTTCATAAATAGCAACTCTCCAATATTTGAATATTCAGATAGAGTAAATAGGGCAGAGCCCCCAAGATATTTAGACAAAAGCCTACTTGTTTCTGGAAGTACTTCTGTGCTTTCTGGAGTTTCTGCAAGTTCGTCTGTAATAAACACCTCTAGCAGTGCTTCATATTATATTGAAAATAATTCTATCAGTTTAAACTTGGGAAATAATTTACCAACGGATCAAATAAAATTAGCATTTTCAGTAATTAGCACCGCTAGATCTGCTTCAGACCCAGATTATGTTAAAATTAAATTAGAGTTTTTAAATAATTCAATAGAGGATTCACCAAAAGCTTCTGTAGACATTGTACTTCAAGATACAGATATAAATTTAAAAAGATATCAGGTTATTACAAAAAGCCTTTCAGAATTTACAACAGATCAAAACTTTTCTTGGAGTTCTGTAAATGGTGTAAGAATTTACACTTGTATTCATAATAATTCTAATGATGTTGTTGCAGATCATTTTGTATTGTATGATGGCTTAAGGTTTGAAAATGTTTCTAGCTATAATCCATTATATTCTCTTGTTGCTGCCGAATATGTAAAAACATTAGATGAAAATCCAATTTTAAAGAGAGAAAATTCTACAAGCTATGTAGAATATAGGTTTGGCATAGGAGTTATCTAATGGCACAGATAAGAATTCCTGTAGAAAAATTACCAACTCCAGATAAAAATGGAGATCATGCTTTTCAATTTAGAATCATATCTGTTGATAAAAACCAGTGGTCAGCCTGGTCACAGCTTTATACACTTAAAAGCATTGGTCAATATAGACCTTTAGAGTCAGACATTACTGCAGTAATTTCTTCAGAAGAGGTTAGTCTAACATGGGATACTCCAATAATTTATAACTATAATTCTGCTTCAATTACTAGTGCATCTATTGCTCACAATCATTCACAAAAATTTAAACAACACGATACAGACGTTTTTGTTCAATGGGGATCAGGATCTGCCATGGGTAATTTTGAATATCATAACAGAGTATCTGAAGATACAACAAGCATTGTCATACCACCTGGATCTGCTTCAGTAAGAGTTTTTGGAACTGTTGCATTAAAAGATATTCCAAGATTAGAAATTTTTGAATCAGCATCAACTTCTTATCAGCCAAGACTTAATGAATACTTAGGAGTTTCTGGTTCAGCACAAGGCGTATATGACTTGTTTAAAATATTTGATACTGGAGTAGTATCCTTATCTGAGTAAGAATTACTTACCTGATATAATTAACTAGGAGATAAAATGGCACAAATTGAATTACCAGATAGAGGTCAACCACTTGACATATCTTACTTGTTTAGAATAGCTCAAGAAATAAATAGAGTTTCAGAGCTAATTGGTACTACTCTTTCAAAAATTAAATATAGAGATAATTCTACACCTTCTCAACTATTAACATCAAATTTAGCATTTTATGCAGAGACTCAAAAAATTGTTGATGCAAACTTATCTGTTCAGCCAAATGCTCCAGCATCGTTTGACTACTCTGGAATATTTAAAACTACTCCAGTAGTTATATCTTCAGTAACATCTGTAACTGGTGTATCAAATTTGTACGCAGTTTTAAGTGGAGTTACTCAAAACTCTTGTCAGGTAAACGTATTCTCGTCAGCAACCTCTGGAGCTTTTTCTGCTGATGTTTCAATAATTGCAATTGGTGAAAGAATTAGTTCTTAGGCAGGTAGAATGTCTCAACCACAGGATAAAATAAATCCTTGCAAAAAAATATTCTTTATCAATAAAGAACTTGTAAAGGTATTTCATATCAATAAAAGTAGCAACATTGTTAACTTTTATAATGTAACTCAGGGTAAAGAGCAAAGTATGCTATATTCTGATTTTAAGAAACATAAGAAAAGAGCCTATACTATTGCAAATACTGCAAGAATTTTAAATAGATCAAGGGTGCAGTTTCAAAGAATAATTGCAAAGGGTTTGATTCCTGAGCCAATTGGTGATAGTATTGGTGGAGAAAGAGGTTTTCAAATTAATGCTTATTATTCTGAAGATCATATTTTTGAAATTAGGGAAATTATGACAACCATACACGGTGGTAGACCAAGGAAAGACGGCAAGATCACCCCTAGAAACGTACTAACAGAGCAAGACTTGCGTTCTAGAATGGGAGATGCTATAATGCTTTATACGAAGACATCGGATGGGCGTTTCATTCCGACTTGGCAAGAAGAGACATGGTAGGAGACCAAAATGTCAGAAACAACAAATGTTTCAGTAACACTAGGATATACACTAAATCTTGGAAATTTTCAAAGTCTTAGAATTGATTTAGGAATTACAGATTTTGTGCGTAGTGGAGAAAATACAGACCAGGCTCTTGATAGAGTTTATCAGTTTGTAGAAAATAAGGTAATTCAAAAGGTTGAAGAAGCTAAGAAAGAACTAGAGGACTAGTGGCGGAAAAAAAAGATCGCTTTGCACTAATATCTAGATACAAGAAGTTAACAAAAGAAAAAAACTTAAAAGAAGAAAATATCAATATTCACATTCAGCAATGGGCTGCAGACTCGTTGATTGAATCATACGGTATAGAGCAAAGTTATGATCTAATTGAATACTATGTTAGCGTGTCTGCATCTCCAACTTGGAAATGGTTGGTGAACAATGCTGATAAAATTTATGATGCAAAAAGAATTAAAGAAGAAGATGATGTGGCTAGAAAGCTACTTAGGGAACAAGCAAAGGAATGGCTAAATAGATAATGTCTGATTTAGAAGCAAAGGTACTATCTGCAGTTTTAAATGATAAGCAAATTCATGTGCTATTTCAGGCAAACCCAGATACTTTGTTTAGAACTCATAAAGACGTTTGGGATTTTGTAAAGAATTATTATGAGCAAAATTCAACCGTTCCAACACGGTCACTTCTGGTAGAAAAGTTTAGAGACTTTCAACCAATAGGTGAAATTGGTACAACAAAGCATCATCTAGAAGAGTTAAGAATTCAGTTCCTTGAAGACCATTTAAGAAATGCACTAATGACTAGTGCAAAACAACTAAATGATCATCAACCAATTGAAGCTCTTAATTCAATAATTTCAAAGACATCTGATCTTAAAAGAATTAGTTCTGATGTAAGAGATATTGATGCAACAGATGTAGAAGATGCTTCTGCACACTTTACACACATTAAGGAGTTAAGTGAAAAAGGTATACATGGCGTTAGAACGAATCTTGCAGGGTTTGATAACTATTTACCTGGTGGTATTGCTCCTGGTCAGTTTGGCATACTTCTTGCTTATCCTGCCATTGGTAAGTCTTGGCTCGCTATTTTTATGGCTGTACAGGCGTGGAAAGCTGGCAAAAAGCCGTTAATAGTTTCTCTTGAAATGACGGAGAAAGAAGTTAGAAATCGTGTTTATACAATTATGGCTGAAGGATATTTCTCACATAGAAAATTAAGTGCAGGTATGATTGATATTGAAGGCTTTGAAAATTGGGCTAAGCAAAATTTAAAAGATAGACCACCATTCTATATCATTTCTAATGATGGTCTTGCAGATGTATCTCCTTCTGTTATTAGAGGAAAGATAGATCAGTATTCTCCAGATGTTGTATTTGTTGACTACATTCAGTTAATGAATTCAAATCAAGGAAATGATAATGAAGTTGTAAAGATTAAGAATATTTCTAGAGAACTAAAGGTTCTTGCAATTTCTTCCCAAGTTCCAATTGTTGCGATTGCCTCTGCCACCCCTGACGATGCTACAGATATGAACAGCGTTCCCTCACTTGGTCAAGTAGCGTGGTCAAAGCAATTAGCATATGATGCTGACTGGGTTTTAGCTTTAGGTCGTGCTACTGGTAGCACAATCCTTGAATGTATATTTAGAAAAAATCGTCATGGTTTCTGTGGAGAGTTTATGGTAGATATTGATTTTGACTCAGGTCGCTTTATTTATAAGGATTTTGAATAAAACTAGTTAATTCCATTGATATAATTGATGGTATGTACGCTCATAAGTCAATAAAAAGATTTAGCCTTGATGGTGAAATTTATGATGATTCCCATATCATAAGACTTAAAGAGCAGTACTACAGTATGATTGTCGCTGGAATGAGATCTGATGGATATGTTCCAAGGTATGATATTGACACAGACTTTACAATTAGTTATAATGGTAAGACATTTAATTTTGAAATATCAATATACGGTGTATATGTAGGAAAGAGAACAGCAGAGTGTATAGCAGGGATAGACAGAAACAAGCCAGTGATGGCTTCTTCTACTCAGAGGATCAAGTCAGAAGAAGTCTGCTAACTGCAGGTATTGATGTAGTATATGAAGTAGAATCTGACTTTATAATCTTTTGTCCTTATCATAATAATTATAGATCTCCTGCTGCAGAAATTTCAAAAGAAAGCGGATTATTTTATTGCTTTGGATGTCAAGAATCTCATTCTCTTGTTGAAGTAATAATGCATGTAACTAAAAGATCATATTTTGAATCTGCAAGAATGATTGATTCTAAATCAGACAATGCTAATTTTATTGAAGTACTTGAATCAAAGCTTAATAGAAAGCCTGAATTTATAGAGTTTGATAATGAGTTAATTAAAAGACTAAATGCTTCTGCCTTAAACTCTCAAAGAGCTGCACAGTATTATCTTGGTAGAGGAATTAATAAAGATAGTGTTGAAAAGTATCTGCTTGGATACTCTGAAAGTCAGGATATGGTTACAATACCAGTGCACTCTCCTGATGGAATATGTCTAGGGTTTGTTGGTAGGTCTGTAGAAGGCAAGGAGTTTAAAAACACTCCAGGACTTCCAAAATCAAAAACAATGTTTAACTTATTTAGAGCAAAGAGATTTGACAAGGTATTTGTTGTTGAGTCATCCTTTGATGCAATACGCTTAGAACAGGTAGGAGCACACGCTGTAGCCACTTTAGGAGCATCAGTGTCAGGTAGACAGAGAGAATTGCTAAAACAGTACTTTAATAATGTAATAGTTTTAGGAGATAATGATGATGCAGGAAGAGAAATGGCTAAAAAGTTATCCAACATACTTGGCTCAAGTGCAACAATTGCAAGTCTTCCAGAATCAGTAAAAGATGTATCAGAACTATCTGATGATGAATTAAAAAAGTTTGTGTCACAATTTGACGATCTTATAGCAAATGTGTTACAATAGTAAAACTGTCCATCTATAGGACAAATATTAGGAGAAATATTATGGCAATTGTAAAAGGGCTAAAGAATATCGAAGCAATGCTAGATAAGCCAAAATTTGAAAATAATGGTCCACGAGTAACGTGGCTAAAACTAGAAGACAATCAGAGTGTATCCGTTCGTTTTGTAAACGAGCTTGATGGAGACTCCCCAAGTTATGACGAAAAGAATGGTCTAGCCATTGTTGTTTCTGAGCATACAAACCCAAAGGACTATAAGCGTAAGGCAGCATGTTCTGCTGAAAGCGAAGGTCGTTGCTTTGGTTGTGAAATGCACAGAAAGGATATGAAGGCTGGATGGAGATCTCGTCTACGTTTCTACATCAACGTATTGGTTGATGATGGTGCAAACGATCCGTACATTGCTGTATGGAGTATGGGTGTAGCAAAGTCTGCAACATTTGATACAATTCGTGAATATGTTCAAGATTCACAAAGTCTTTCTAACATGACATGGAAGCTAAAGCGAAATGGAAAAGGAACTGAAACAACCTATATTCTAATTCCAATTAAGCAAGATGAGGAAAAGTTTGACTGGTCTAAGTTTGAAGTTCCAGACCTTGAAGCTGTTGTAAGAGAAGTCCCTTATGCAGAGCAAGAATCATTCTTTCTTGGCTTTGACAATCCATCTGTATCAACTTCTGTAGATTGGTAATCGTGGTGGGGGAGAAGTACTCCCCCACCCTATCTAACTGAAAGGTTAAAATGACTTACGTTCCGTTACACGTTCACACACACTATTCACTAATGGATGGTGTCGCAACTCCAGAAGAGTATGCAAAACGTGCTTCTGAAATTGGACTATCAGCAATTGCAATAACTGACCATGGCGTTCTGTCTGGTCATAGACCAATGTATAGGGCTGCAAAAGCAAATGGCGTTAAACCAATTTTGGGTATTGAAGGATACATAACTGCAGATAGATTTGACAATAGAGACAAGTCTGAAAGAACAGACCCCTTGGATATGGTATACAACCATATTGTTCTTCTTGCAAAAAATGACAAGGGCTTAGAAAATTTAAATAAACTTAATGAACTCGCTTGGACTGAAGGATACTATAGAAAGCCAAGAATTGACTTTGAAATATTATCAAAGTATAAAGAAGGTGTAATAGTTTTATCAGCTTGTATGAGTGGACTTCTTGCAAAAGCAATTGAATATAAAGAATATGCTGCTGCAAAAAAGCATATGACATGGTTTAAAGAAACATTTGGTGACGACTTTTATGTAGAAGTTATGCCACACAACTCTTCAGAATTAAACAAAGAATTGCTTGAAATGGCTGACACTTATGGTGTGAAGTCAGTAGTAACTCCTGACTGCCATCACTCTGATAAGAGTCAAAAGGTAATCCAAGAAATGATGTTACTTTTAAATACACACGCAAAACTTAATAAAGAATCTACTTTCGACAAGGCTTCAAAGATCGAAGACCCTATGAAAAGACTTGACTATTTATATGGTGAAGATAGAATGATGTCTTTTAGAAGTTTTGACATTCACTTACTTTCTTATGAAGAAATTAAATCAGCAATGCAACAGCAGGGAATTAAGCGTGAAGACATTTATGAAAATACTGTTGAGATTTCAAACAAGGTAGAAGAGTATACTATTAAAAGTAATCTAGATCTTCTTCCAATAAAGGTTGAGGATCCAGATAATGAATTGCTTGCACTTACTTCTAGAGGGCTAGTCCTAAGAGGTCTTTCTGAAAATAAAGAATACCTTGATAGATTAAATCTAGAACTTGATGTTATTAAGAGTAAAAACTTTTCACCTTATTTTTTGGTCGTTCATAATATGCTTAATTGGGCAAAAGAGCAGGGCATCATGGTTGGTCCAGGTCGTGGTTCAGCAGCAGGTTCTTTAGTTTGTTATGCATTAGGAATTACAGAAATTGATCCAATTGAATATGGTCTTTTGTTTTTCCGTTTTATTAATCCAGACAGAGATGATTTCCCAGATATTGATTCTGATATTGCAGATGATAGAAGAGATGAAGTAAAGGCATACCTTGAACGTGAGTATAAGAATGTTGCATCCATTGCTACATTCCTTGCATTTAAAGACAAGGGAGTTGTAAGAGATGTTGCCAGAGCATTTAACATCCCTCTTAATGATGTTAATAAAGTTCTTAAGGGTGTAGATAGCTGGGATGATTTTACAAGATCAGCTAATGCTCAATGGTTTAGAATGAAGTATCCTGAAATTGTTAAATATGGAGAGCAACTTCGTGGAAGAATTCGTGGAACTGGTATTCATGCTGCAGGTGTGGTTACTGCAAAGGATTCAATCTTTAAGTATGCACCACTTGAAACACGAATTGCACCAGGAAGTAAAGAAAGAATTCCAGTAGTTGCAGTAGATATGGAAGAGGCTGCAGAAATTGGTCTAATCAAGCTTGACGTGCTTGGTCTAAAGACTCTTACTGTAATTGATCAGACTATTAAAACAATTAAAGAACGCCACGGTACAGACATAAACCTAAAGCAGATACCTCTAAATGACAAGAAAGTCTTTGAGATGCTCTCTGAGGGGCGTACAAAGGGTGTTTTTCAGTGTGAAGCAACTCCGTATACAAACCTTCTGGTTAAAATGAGAGTAAGCAACTTTGATGAACTTGTTGCATCAAACGCTCTTGTTCGTCCAGGTGCTATGAATACAATTGGAAAGTCATACATTGCCCGTAAACACGGCAGAGAAATGGTTGAATATATTCATCCTTCTATGAACGATTACCTAAAAGACACCTATGGCTGTGTCTTGTATCAAGAGCAAGTTATGCAAGCTTGCGTGGTTCTTGGTGGAATGACAATGGTTGAAGCTGATAAAGTTCGTAAGATTATTGGTAAGAAAAAAGATGCTAAAGAGTTTGACATCTTTAAAGATAAATTTGTTAACAATGCAGAAAAGCATATTGGAATTAGAGCAAAAGATTTATGGCATGACTTTGAAGCACACGCAGGTTATTCCTTTAACAAGTCTCACGCTGTTGCATACTCAACCTTGTCCTATTGGACTGCTTGGCTAAAGTATCACTACCCTATTGAATTTATGTTTTCATTGTTAAAGAACGAAAAAGATAGTGACACTCGTACTGAATACTTAATTGAGTGTAAGCGTATGGGGTTGTCTTTAAAACTTCCACACGTTAACGAATCTGATTCAGACTTTAAGATTGAGGGCAAGGGTATCAGGTTTGGACTTGCTGCAATCAAATGGCTTTCTGAAGGAGTTGCAGGTAAAATTATTGCAGGAAGACCTTTTGAATCTAAAGAGCAGTTTAAAAGCTTTGCAATAAAAAAAGGTAGTGGAATTAATTCAAGAGCAGTAGAAGCATTAGACCTTATTGGTGCATTAACATTTGAAGATAATCCTAGAGATGAAGTAAAGGTTAGAGATAATCTTTATGAATATTTAAATCTTCCAGAATTAAATACAAGTGTTCCACAGCATTACTATGCATACATAGATCTGGTAGAAGACTTTGATGAGCAAGGTGTATTTGTCTTACTTGGTATTGCAAAAAATATTAAGCGTGGTAAAGGCTGGTCAAGAGTAGAAATTATGGACTCTACTGGAGTAATTGGAATCTTTGATGAAGAAGAGACTAAGATTGAACCAGGAAGAACTTATTTAATTCTTGCAGGTGCAAATAGAATTTCTGAGGCTATTCCAATTGATGAATTAAAAGAGCACAAAGAAAATCCACTTATAAAGTTTTTAAACTATAAGCAAATACCATTTGCAAATGATGAACACTTTGTGCTATCCTTTACTCCTAGAGTTACTAAAGCTGGAAAGAGAATGGCTAATATGATTGTTGCTGATAGTTCAAGAGAAATGACTGCTGCAATGGTATTCCCTACAATGTTCTCTACTGGATATATGAAATGCCAGCCTGGAAAAGTAGCAAAAATTAATTTTGGTGAAACAAAAGAAGGAACTATTACATTGAAGGAAGTATTATAAATGGCTATCGTAATTGATGAATTTGCAGCAGTACTACATGCAAATGCAAGAGACAAAGGTTTTTGGGATGATAATAATGGAACTATCTTTTATCTAAAACAACTTGCAATGGTACACTCAGAAGTGTCTGAGGTACTTGAGGCAATACGCAAGGAGAAGGGTGATGATCAAGTAGTGGAAGAACTAGCTGACATTATTATTAGGGTCTTAGATTTATATGCTGGTTTAGTTAGAGATGGATATACTTCTATATCTCTTGAAGAGTCTTTAAAAAACAAGGCTAAGATAAATACAGAACGTCCAAAGATGCATGGTGTTCTAGCATGAGCAAAATAGACCTTGACGAATTTTTGTCCCAATTAGATCCAAAGTTGCGTAAAAAGATTACAAGTGGGGACACCGTTGAAATTATAAAACAAAAGACACCTAGCGTTAGCCTTAACCACGCATTAAAGGGTGGGTTTGCATATGGTCGTCAGGTAATGGTTTGGGGAAATAAGTCTGCAGGTAAGTCCTCTTTTTGTTTACAAATGATTGCTGATGCACAAAAAGATGGAAAGATTTGTGCTTGGATTGATTCAGAAGCATCATTTGATCCTGAGTGGGCAATAAAGCTTGGAGTAGATGTTAAAAATTTAATTTATTCAAATGCTAGAAGTATGAATGAAATGGTTGATGTTGGTGTTCAGTTAATGAAGGCTGGTGTAGATATGATTGTTGTTGACTCAATTTCAGCGATGCTTCCTGCAATATATTTTGAAAAAGATTCAGAAGAATTAAAACAACTTGAGAATACAAAACAAATTGGGGCTGAAGCAAAAGATATGACAAATGCAGTAAAGATGCTTAACTTTGCAAACAATCAAGAAAAACCAGTACTTCTAGTTTTTATTTCCCAACTCCGAAATAATATTGGTGCTATGTTTGCAAGCCATATGCCAACTGGAGGTCTTGCTACAAAATTCTTTAGCAGCACAATTGTAAAACTTTGGTCAAGTGATTCTGACAATCAGGCAATCAAGGGCAAGATAGCTTCTGGAGATAAGTTGATTGAATCTAAAATTGGTCGTGTAGTTAATTGGCATATTGATTTTAATAAGACTGGTCCAGCATTTGTTGCAGGTTCCTACGACTTCTACTTTGATGGAGATGGTGTCTTAGGCATAGATAAGGTTGCAGACCTAGTTGATACCGCAGAACTTGTTGGTGCAATTCAAAAGGGTGGTGCTTGGTACACTATCGGGGAAGAAAGATTCCAGGGTAGAGCAAAAGTCATTGATTGGCTAAAGGAAGATCCAAAGAGAGTAGCAGACCTAGAGGCAAAGCTAAATGTATAAAGCATTTTCTGAGTATAGAGGAAAATTTTCTTGTCACTCATGCAAACAATTAGTTTTAATTGCAAGATTTTATAGTGAAGATATGAAACTAACTTGGCTTTGTTCAAATAGACATATGTCTGAAGTTATTCTTACAAGGGGGAATTAATGAGCGAACGTGCAGAACTTAAAAGAGCTGGTCTTAAGGCTCATAAAAATTCTGGAAGAGGTGCTGTAAAGGCTGATGGCAGTGATGATGAGTTTGTTGTTGATGTAAAAGAGTACAGTAAAAGTTTTTCTATCAGTCAAGACAACTGGGCTAAAATTGTTACTGACACTTTAAAGGTTGACAGATCTAAAAACCCAGCCCTTATGCTTGTTATTGGTGAGGGAAATAAGAAAGTTAGACTTGCCGTAATTGAATGGGAAGTATTTGAAGAATTGAGGAATAATGGAAACAACAGTTGATTTATTAAATCAGGTAAATGGGTTTAATGAAATATCGGAACATATGCAAGATGAAGAGTTAACACAGACTTTAGTGTTAATTGCTAAATTAATTTCTAAGCCAGACGTTCCAGCATCGGTTGGTGTTGAACTAATTGTAAAGCTACAGGCATACTCTGCTAAATTTGCAATGCTCGCTTCCTGGTATACTAATGTTAAGAAAGATGAACGAGCAAAGAAAAATATATACTATTCAGCTAAAGAAGCAACGGATAGACTAGTGGACGCATTAAAATATGCAGTTAGGATTAACAATGGCTAAGAGCCTTATTAACAAGTTGGTTGAAAAACCAAAAAAGAGTGAAGAGAATTTAATTGATAGTCAAGCAATTGTTGACAAGATTAAAGAAGGATATGCTCTGCAAAGAAAAGCATCTTTTAAAAAGAGAGATAGCTTTACCCCGTCAACACTAACGTATGGTGCAGGTAAGTGTCCTAGATTTTGGTACTTATGGTTTGAAGGAAATGAGTCTGATGTAAAAACAGACTGGTACTCAGTTGCAAATATGGATAGCGGTACTGATCGTCATGGTCGTATTGAAAAGGCTATGGAGTCTGCTGGTATTCTAGTAACCAATGAAGAGCGTTTATCTTATATAGACCCACCTATTTCTGGTAGAACAGATGCAATTATTAAGTGGAATGATATGGATATTCTTACTGAAATTAAAACACTTAACGAAGATTCTTTTCATTATCTAAATGTCAAGGGAGAAGCAAGAAAATACCATGTTGAACAACTTCTAATCTATATGAAGATTCTTAAGAAGAGTTTTGCATTCCTTGTTTATGAATCAAAGAATAGTCACGAACTTTCTTTGTTCCCCATTAAACTAACTGATCACTACAAGAATTTTATTAATTACTTTTTTGATTGGATGAGAGAAGTAAAGAAGGCATCCGATGACGGTCTTCTTCCTGAAAATCCTTACCGTTCAAACTCTAAAGTTTGCAAAGGTTGTGATTTCGAAACAGTATGTCGCACAAAACCAAAGGGTGATATTAAAATAGCACCAAGGAAAGATCTTGAGTAAATTTTGTAAGCTATGCGATAATCACTTTGAAAGCAATAATAAAAATCAAATCTATTGCTCACCTGAGTGCAGGGCAACTGCAACAAAGGAAAAGATTATGCAAAGATACAAGGTTTCAAAGGTTAAGTCTCGTGCTACAAAGTCAAGAAAATGTGCTGGTGGGTGTGGTATAG